GTTTAAAAGCAAAAGGTGTGAAGGAATTACACCCCCACCTACCCCTTACGTTTTCCCTCTCGGGTTAGTCCTCGCCGTCTTACGGTTATGGTCTCGCTCGCATAACCCCTGCCAATTACTCTCATCCCAAAACAAAATAAGATCGCCCTTGTGGTCCTTGATATGGTCGAGCCTTGTCGCTGGTGTTAGTTGTCCACGCTTCTCGCAGTCAACACACAAAGGATTGTTTCGAAGGAATCTCAGCCTTGCCTTGCGGTATCGGTCTGAGTTATATAAAACGTGCCACTCCGGACGGTTGTTGTCGTACTGCTTACGTGCTGCTTGCTTATCTTTTGTATGTAGTTCGCATCGACCAGACTCGACTAGCGCCGTACATCCTCGATGAGGGCAGAACTTTTTTAGCGCCATTACGTCACGACCCTCTCCTCATCTGCCTAATCCCACCTCTACCCCTCGTGAACGAGTCATGCCTCATTAAACTCTCCGTCTCCCCGATCCTATGCATCAGCAGAGCCTCATCCTTGCACCGTGTCCAGCCCCAGTGATGGCAGTTAAGACATGTAGGTTGGGATTCAGAGTCCTTCTCGCTATAATGCCAGCACTTTGGGTTTGACATGGTGGTCACCTCCTTCGAGTGAGATGGGGCAATAAGAAAAGACACCTCCGAGTTGGAGGTGTCTTAGGTTTTAATTATTAGCAAGGTTCGGTTTTGTCCGTTGTGTGTGTAACAAACCACCGAAAAGTTATCAGGTCTCGTATCCTGAGTACCAACGCGACATTGCATATTAGTGCTACCTTGCATAAGAAGAGGCCCAGACACCTTTTTGGGTCCGAACCTCACCACTAATGATACCTCATAGCCTATCCATTGTCAACAATCTATGTTATCCTGAAGGATTATACTTGGGATGTCCACGGCTCAAGAGGTATCTTTGTTCCCTTGTTGCTTTTCTTGATCCTTCCGGATTTACCCCCGCCTGGAACAATCGCACCCTGTTCAGCCTTATAGGGATCTGCGACAGAATGTAAGTTTGGAATCGGATACCTTGCAATCTCCTTAAGCCTGTCGTTATGGCTAAGTTTACTAAACTTATCGAACCACGTCCCTCTCTCATGGGGAATAACGACACCTAAGTCGGTTGTGAGTTCTTCGACGGATGGCGTGAGCTCCGGTATCAGTTCATGCTCGACAGGCTCAGACTCCGGGATATACGTTCCATCTTGACAGGCCGTTAGATTTACGCACAGTTCGCACCCCGTCCACCCATGTGGGCATTCACGGAGTTCGTTTGGGGATTTCATACTATCTCCTCCTCGTCATCACGCTCAACCCTCAACAACGAAATACTCCCTCGACTCTGCCTATCCCTTCGCTTAACAATTCTCCTCGGCGTAATGCGGTGCATCTTGCGGTAGTTGTGTAGGTTTATTGGGTTGTACCATTTGGTGGGAGTAGGATATCCAGCTCGTAACATATCTGCGAGAAAAGAGTTAAACTTCTCGGCCATCTTCATGAATTCATCGGCCATCTCTTTGAATATTGATCGATCCAAGATGTTAGCGATGGCAAGCGTTAGCTCCGCGTTGTGTTCGCAGCCTAAATATTTGATCACATCTGATAATGATTGACCTGATCCGACTACACAAATTCGTTCTGATGTATCCAAACTAACCCCTCCTCCTCACTTACACGGCGAATATTATTGATCTACATTTTCCTTCCGTTATGACCAGATATAAACCTTCTTTCCCTACCATACCTATCAAATCTACCAATTACCTCTCCACAACCACAAGCACATTGAATTTTTTCGCTTAAATCACGAGGAGATTTACATACTTTTGAGTTACAAGTTAATGCCCTCTCTAGGCTCCACCCTCTCTTTAATCTAGACCTTAATGTATCCTCGTTGATATTGAATATTTGGCAAAATTCTTTCGCTGTTTTAGTTTCTCCGTTAAAGGTCAATTTCAGATTAGTGCGTTTATTGTTTGACTGTTCTTCGTTCGTGGACCATTTACAATTATCCAAGGAATAACCTTTGTCGTTTTCTATCCTGTCGATAGTAAGGAGATCATCGTAACCTTCCTTCATATCCTCGTAAAAACCGTCAAATGATAACCATTTGTCGCATAAAGTTATCCCTCTACCCCCATAATCATAGTATCTATCATTATTAGGATTCAGACACCTATCCTTCATGCCATTCCATATGCTATACATTCTAGTATGAGATTTTGGATTATCTTGCTTACATGAATGCCCGTATGACTTCAATCGCTCGATATTATAGCAACCGCAACTCTTAGTTCTTCCGCTATGCAAAAAATAATGGGTAATCGGATTATCATGTTGAAAACAGTTCCTTCTCTTCATCCGTCATATCTTGGGTGAGTGTTGAAAAGGTCTCACCAGGGTTCCGATCAAAGTTTTCCAACATGTATTGAACTATACTCTCTAGGTCGCCATCAGCAATGTTGGCGCCAACCTCAGCAACAACATCAGTATCCTTGTGCTTATAGTTATTCCTCTTCACCTTTTGAACTCCTTCCGTAAACAGTATTTTGGCCCTAAGGACATCGAATGAGTACCCACGACCATTTCTGTTAACAATCTTGATCAATCCGTTTAATGCCTCAGTGTAAGCGTTCGTGGCACGCTTGCTTGGCAGTTCGAAGTAGTTAAGTATCTCAGGCTCCCAATTCCTCATTGAAGTCATTAGAGGCTCAAAATGAGGCACCATAGACGATGGCATTTCACCTTTCCACGCCTGGTAACGATCATACGCTTCATACCTGTCTTTGCTATCGTCAAAGATCTCATAGAAGTCTTCCTTGAGCTTATATGCCAATCCCAATTCGGGATAGTTAGCTGTCCATGACTCCAACTTCATTTGTTCGAATGGTTTTAATGATGACTTGCGTTTAAGGAGAGTGAACCGATCATGCATTAAGGTCTTACGCTGCTTATCGGTCAGCCCTTGCCGTATCGACTTACGAATACCCTCTAGGGCTATGCTGGCTCCTTTAACCACATGAAACTTGTCTATCACTACCTTGGCATGAGGAAGTGTTGCGTTAGCAGCATCCCGGTATGGTTGCCACATATCCATACACACTATCTCGACCCTGTCCTTATCCGGCAAACGGCTAAGGTAACTAATCACTGTTGGCTTACTGCGTTCCTTTAGCATCTCAAGGATTGTCTTATCCTTGACGTTAGATATGACGCAGCGGAAGTTGTGTAGTAGATGGGCTTCGTCAATGCCCAGCCAGACAGGTGTGGCGAAGTGAAGGTGCTTCTCAAGCTCTTTGGCATAGTCCTTAAATACGTTGCGGATAGTCTTCTCGTCAAGTCCTATTTCTTCGCTAAGGCTAGTGAAGGTACGCTTTAAGGATTGCTTCTCGATATATTCCACCAACCGTTTAGTCATTGAACGGCTTTCATCAACAAACTTTAACGGCTCCATGAAAGTCCTAGTACACTCCTTACAACGATAACGCTTGCGACGCAAGGAAATACCTACACGCTTACCATGAGAAGGCGTATCCATGATTAGTTGTGTCTTACCACCGAACCCCTGTAGATTGGGCACACAGCCACAGTGAGGACAGTAAGAAGGCGGAGAAGCCATCTCCGCCACTATGAAATAGTCACGATCTTCCTTGATCTCTAGTACAGTTAATTCTTCGATGTTTAGTATGTTCATGTAAAAGCCCCTCCTCTAACGTGACTAATTGTACCACGGAAAAGAAGGGGACTTCAACACGATAATCCTATTGTTATTAACTTGTTTCTCCTGATGCCTTCTTGTGTGCGGTTACTGATATTTTAGCGTATAAGCTGACGAACCTCACATACTCACTGATACTCATGCCGTACGATTTAGCCTTCTTAGTGATAGTCTCATGCTCCTCTGGTGTGCAACGGATATTGATGGTGGACTTACCTTCGTTAGGTGATGACATTTAGTTCCTCTCCCCTGCGCCAGCCTTTTCTATAGCATATTGCATTACAACTTAATAGGCAATAGGGACTAGCCCTTAGGGATGCCTTACATTATTAACCCCTTCTCCTTGGCAATTGCCCTTAAGTCCTTGTCGCTGTAAAGGGTGGCACAAGGAGAGTGACCCTTAGCCTGACAATCACTGTAACTTACACAGTCCTTGTGGCAAGTATCAACGATGCTGTATTTCGCGGTCTTGTCAATGACTTGGTATCTCATGGTTTTGCGATTTAGCCCAGTAGCCCCACGTTGGGCGATTTTTCCCATAGTGTCGTGTGAACCTATGTATACTTCAAACACTTTGAAAACTCCTTTCATTTGCCGGGTATGAGGCTCCCGGCTAGCCTTTGGGTTATTGGTTCCAAATAGTCCCGTCATACTCGATCTCATAACCACCCTCAGTTGCTACACTGGCGGTATCACATTCCTCACACACTCGAAGTGAACCATGTTTCCTGGGATTAGTGAACCAATCTTTTTGACTATAGGTGGTTAGAAATTGTACATCCCAAACCCTTCCACAAATATCACACTCGCAAACATCTAACTCATCCATCTTCGTTCCCTCCTCATTGCCGGGTATTGGCTCCCGGCTGGCCTTTTGGGCTTAGTGAGTTCCGAGTTGGTACATCAGTTCTTCTAAATCCTTTATCATGGCACTGTTTAAGTCGTTGGTTGTTAGTACTGATACAATGTACATTCCGTCATCGTCCGTGTAACGCTCCGCAAGTCCTCTGAGCTTGCATTGCATTCCGTTTGTGTCAAAGTCATAACCATGCTTCATAAGTGATGGTATTTCGCAAATTGTAATTGACCGTTTACGGTTGTAGGTGTCGTAGTAGATGTTTGGATTATCTTGATCGTCTGCTTCGTTGACAATAATGTGTAAGGTTTGTAAAGCGTGATAACGAGGAGACCCAAGGTTTTTCTCAAATTCAACGTCCATTTTATCTCGAATGATTTGGGCTAACCAACTCGTATCTTCTAATTTTCTCGTGGTTTGCTTTTTCATTTTGTTTTCCCCCTCAACTTCATCTCCTAATACTATTGTACTGCAAATTGCATTACATGTAAAGGGGTAAAAGGGGATATTTCAAGTTTATTTTTCAATTAAAAACACCACTAATGAAAGTGGTGCATCAACACACTAATCCGAATTATAAACACATGAAAGGGGTGATGTACTTGATAAGGTTTCAACACGATAATCCGTTCTACAACTATGGTATACATTTATGAGTATTAATCAGTTAAACACGTTAATCCGAATAGCCAAAATAATTAAGTACTTCTTTCTCTTTTCCACAGTCACAAATGCAGTTCCAATACGGTCCTTTTTTTCGGCTAGATTTACTTGTAACTATAAGTCTCGCAAATCTTTTTCCTACCAAATCTTCCACCACAAACAAACATCTCCTTTTATGTATATTATACCATAAGCTTGCGTAAGTTGCACTAAGATTAAGTATAATATATAATCTAAAATTGAGGTGATAACATGGGAGATTTAAAGAAAAGGCAAAGGTATACAAACTCGGTGGATAACGAACTGGTAGAAAGGTTTAAAAAATTATCAAAAGAAACTAGGATACCACAATCGAAACTACTAGACGAGGCAATTGAATTAATATTGAATAAGTATGGGAAGCCCACGAATAAATAGCGGGCTTCCTTTTAACTTTAAATTACGTCTATATGTCACATCCTGAATACCCACACGCCGGGCACCACTCGCAGCCGCCCTCATGTCGTAGTTGATTGCCGCACTCTGGACAGACTTCCATATCCATCATACCCTTACCCCTTCCTTCCCTAACAATCTCGGACCGCGAGTCCAATACGATCCCCTGCGTCCCTTCTTTGCCGCCTCGGACTTGGTCATTCTCTTGGTACTAAGAGCCAATTCCATATTCCACCCATCTCTCATTCTTCGAGAGAAGACCGCGTACGTTATCCCGATCTTTTCTAGAGCTTCGTCGATGTGCTTCCCCTGATACTTCCTCTGGTTTTGAGATAGCTCCCTGCACTGCACTGCAACGTCAAATACGGGCTTCGTTGCTGCGTCCTCCACACTCCATCCTCTGTGCAGTCGTGATCTAAATGCCTCGTATCCTATCCCGTTGGCATCGGCAATCTTTCTCCACTCCAGAAGACTCCTGGTCTTCCGATATGGTTCAGTAATTGCTCTTTCTACGGTCCACCCTAAGTTACGTACTCGGTTAGATACACTGGAGTAACTAATGCCGTTTTGCTGGGCCGTGGCGTATTCCTGAGGTGTGATGTAATACTCGTAGGACATAGTTTATCTCACCTCCCGACATAATTTAACGTGGTGATCTCCATTTCTCCTTAGTACTCGCAGTAGATCCGCATGACAGACACCTAAATCGAGAGTGATATGTGTGATTACGTTTCCTTGTGTTTCGCTCAGCTATCTTCGTGCTACCACAAACTCCACAGGATTCGATGAGGCCAAAGCCTTGTTTAGCGGTGATATACCAGTAGGAGAGTCGAATGCGTTGAAAGAGGGTTGGTGGTTGCTTAGGCATGGGGATCACCGTCAGTGAGGCAGGGGGAGTTCATCTCTGCACGTAAATCCTCTTTGATGTAATAATTCCAGCCCTTTTCCTTGCAGATTCGCTCTGCTTCAGTCCCGAACCACTTCCAATCAGTTTCATTTTTGTAGTGATTAAGCTTTCCGATTTTAAGAAGAGTATCTCGCTTTACTACCGCCGGGATAGACATGATAGCACCCATTACCGCTACCGTTCCTATAACTGGTTCGAAACTAACCCAAGTTTTTACGCCAATCTCGGATATATCTGCCAGAGTTTGTATTCTTTCCATCTGAGGCGCAGCCAATGGTTCGTCCTCACCAGAGAATGTAATCCCAAAACTATCTCCCGAATCAAGCAAGTCAAAATCTCTTCTTGCCCGATCCCCACCTTTGGTTAATATCTGAACGTGTGCCCCTGCTTCCTTGATAGCCATGATGACCTCCCTTGTGGCTGTCGTGTCGACCGTATGGGGATAAGGATCACAGGTAAAACAGAGCATAATGGTTTTGCCTGCGTATTTGCCTTTGGATAATTGCTTTTTGGTTGCTTCGACAATTCCTTCGCGTGGCCTTATGTCTTCTCCGAAGGTTTCGTTCGGATGCCAACGTTCGAAGTTCTTTTTAGCATAACAATACCAACAACCATGATTACAAGAATTGTAAATATTAATCGCCAAATCCGCATATTCCTTAGCCCGCGTTCTTGGCTCGTATATCGGTCTGAACATCACAACTACCCCCTCTCGTCTCTTCCCACCGACAGTCCAATGTGTAGTAATACAGGCACTTATCACGGAGCTCGCAAGTTTTACAGATACATGACTTACCCTTGCAGGAACGACAGTTACAGAGTGGCATCGGGTAGAACCTCCTGATTAATAACCTCAACTCTACGAAGCTCGAACTCATCATTCTCTACCAAGTCAGCCAGCAACCGTAGAGTTGCCACTAATCCCGACTTATCCACCGTTACCGCGTCGTTGCGCTTGCCGAGTGTTATACCTACGCTTTGAGCTGTGCAGTATTTGCCGTTTATGGCTAGGATTTTACTCATAGGCTCACCTCGCTATCGTCCCGATTAATACTACGTTCCTGACTAAACCCATCCGGATAGCGCTTCCTCAGCTTCACAATGTTTCCTCTCGCAACTTCCTCAAGCGTCAACCCAGCCGTATCTGCCAAGGTTGCAACGTACCAGAGTACGTCTCCCAACTCCTTGCAGAGCTTATCCTTGTCCATTGGATGGCCGTGATAGAGGATCTTCTTAATATAGTCGGCAACCTCTCCTGCTTCACCCGAGATACCGAGCGCGAAGTTGCCAAGGCGTATCAGTGTGCCAGTGTCTTTATTGACGGTTCGCATTGCGTCGCGTTGATATCCGTCGAGGGAATTACCTTCCTCAATGATCATTTTCCTGACTGCCAACATCCCCATTGCTATGATCGGATTAAGCTCTTTGGCTATTTTAAGTTCTGCATCGACACGGTTTAGTAATTTACTCACACTAATTCCCCCTCTGTTAAATTCCAACAATCCTAGAGGCTATCATGTCTGCGTGATGCGTCCAAAGAACATTAGGATACTTTTCGATAGCCCGAGTATAGTAATTCCACTCATCCTTATCCACGAACGCCCCCATGTGATAGCGAATACACAACACTTCCTCCTCGGTCAATTGCATGAGCGTGGACAGAATCATAACCGACTTGTCACCGTGACCCTTAATCAAGCATTCGTTGTTGTAATCCCAATGACCGTCATCTTTCTGGATCGTAATACCACTTGTCACTTCTCGAGCAGGAGATTGAACATACTCATAAGCGTCGATCTTACACAGATCATGGAACATTCCAACGATGTATGGTGATTCTGGTCGAGTCCGTTTTAGATTATTCCTAAGAGATAGATCGACTAATTGATTCATCGTTTCCAAAGAATGATCAAACAACCCTCCTGCGTAGTTACCGTGGTATTTAGTCGATGCTGGTGCGGTGAAAAATCCATTGATCTTTAGATAGTCTGTTACGGAAAATAGATTCTTGGTTATCACACTCATTGCTGAGATAAACAGCTTATCCCTATCTACGACCTCATTACATCCCGGGCAATTCATTTGCTTACTCACTTCACACACACTCTCTTTCCTAACGGTTTACACTTCGCACAAGGCGATTCGGACACATGGTTGTAACGGTTTGGACATAATTTACAGTTGGGGACGTTTTGGGTTGTGGTCAACTGCTTGTTTTTAAAGCTGATAGTCCAATTCCTTCCGATCATCGTTTCTTCGCCTCCTCGGTGCAGTCCTGACAGATACACCCAACGTTCATCCGAGTGCTAAACTCTCCACACCGCGAACAGATCATCGTAATGTAATAAGGCAGGACTCCAAGCTGACGATGGTCTATTGCGGGAAATTCCTCTACCGTTCCCCTTAACTCAAGTATCATTTCCATCTTGTGTTTAACCACCGTCAATTTGTCTCCGTTCTTTCTCCTCGAAACCCCAACATACAAGTGATCCTTAGGGCAATCCTCCCACTTCGGCAACTCTGTCCTACGTTTGATCTCCTTGACCACTACGACAGCCGGAGTGTGTGTCCAATAGGATTTAATCTTTTCCTCGAATTCGTTAATCATGGTTTTCCTCCCTGAATTTATTACACCAATCCAACTCTCTCCCGTGACACTTATCACAAGGCCTCTCCTTGATCTTCTCCGTATTTAGTGGGCAAGTTATTTCGTTCTTGCATTTCCTGCATATGCAGGTCATACAGGTTGGGAATCTCAACGGTGTTCACCTCTACGCATTCCTCATCCGTTCTCTGGTCACACTAACCCACGCTTCAATCCTCACCTGATCCCTCTCCCGAAAGCTCAAATCAATTTCTGGCACCATCGCTAGGCAAATCCTCTCTACGCCGTCCTGACCGTGCTTTCTGTCGATCTCCTGCAATATTTGGGACAGTATCTCCATGTTAACTTCCGTGTCCCATGCCGGTAGTGAGTGATTTAGTCCGTAGTTTGCGATCTGAGAAATGAGTAGTTGGTATTCCTTGGCGTACTTTTGCCGGATCTCTGGCGAGAGGGCGTCGGCGGTCTGTTTACGAGTGAGTAGGGTTTGGATTTTGGGTGGGATCACCTGATCCGTGGCAAGCCCATCTACTTCCACTTGAAATAATCCATGTCTATTGCTTCGTGGACTTCATCAATTAATCCAACTCCATCTATGTGCATGATAAGGATTTCTCCTTGATTCGTTAGGGCTAGGCATAACGGAGGTTCTTCGCATACTTCTCCATCTACCGTGCTCACGATGACTAAATTACTTGGCGCTGGTATTATCTGGATTATTTTACCTTTCATGACTGTTACCTCCTTATTAACTTACCTGCCCCACCCCGCCCCACCATGCCCCACCACATTTTTTGTGGTGGGGCACCCCTTAGCCCTACTGCCGCAACGGTTTCATGACCTTGCGCCCCACTGCCCCACCATTTTAGGAATATAGTCTATATAGAAAAGGACCTATACCCTTACCGTGCTACAAGGTATATATGTTTTCTATAGGTAAATGTGGTGGGACAAGTGGGGCAGTGGGGCAGGTATATGAATAATAGAGATATTAAGAGTATTCAAGAGATATATTAATATTTACCTGCCCCACTGCCTGCCCCACTACTGCCCCACTGCTGCCCACATGCCCCACCGCTGTCCGTATTTTCAAGATCTTCGGCGAATACAATACACCTAACCCTTGCTCCTCCAATACTTCTCTTGTAATCAAACCTATTTTTTTCTCCATCCCTCCACGTTCGAATTTTCCCTTGTCCTGCCCAATCTTTAATTATTTTCTGAGCGCTTGAATACTGACTAAGGAATTTATCCACAACACTCCTGATTAAGTAAATATTCACTCCGTCTTTCGTGCCAATTCTCGACGAATACGAATTACTGAGTTTGTCCGAATTTTCCCCTACCCAATCCATGAATGCCAACCAAGCGCGTTCCGACTCACTAGCCTCGCATTGCCTGATAAGTTTACTAGCTATTTCCGCAATCATATGGTAAGACTCCGATTTTGCTATCGTTGGTTCTTTATTGAATACCCAAACTCCTGATAGGTAATCTGCTACCGTAACACACGCTAGTGCGTCTAAGTGGCTATCTAGTCTATCTGGAAAATTGTACTTTAGCCGAGCTTGTGCCTCACGATATAATTCCACAATATCGCTAAGTTGCGCCTCCATGAGATGTTGTAAAAATACTATCCCTGCTTGTCCATGGCAATTAGGTAAAAATTCATAAAGATACCTCGCAAGAGGTACGTTATCAGCAAGTGGCCCGCCGTCAATTTCAATTAAACGATTCATGAATCCATCCATACTCGCAGCAGATGTCAGGGGACCCTCTCCAGTCGCAAGAACAACCGTCCTCCATGTATTCAGTTTTTGCAGTCCCGACTTGCTACCACGACCCTTTCCTTTGCCCTCCGCCAACATGTAGATAATGGGAGAAATATCTTGTTTTTGCTGCTGCCCCAACACCTCGCGCTCATTGATTCCGAATGGCAGATCCGAGAATAAACTCGCTCTCCGTTCCAGAGACGTCGGTGAATTGTTAAAACTTGCAATAACCGGATCAGGATCAGCCCATATTGATATTGCCAGCCACAGCGCTGCCGTCTTCCCCCCGCCTGACCCGCCGTGATTATGGATGATAAAATTTCTTTGACTCAATAGCTTGAGTAGTGGCGAGGAAAACCCAGCCGAAAGCATAAATCGCGCATTTGAAGAAGTATTCCTAACGTCGTTGGCAACGTTTACCCAATCGTTTAATATTCCCATTGATAAAAACCCTTTCAACGCGTGTTTGCTCTCAATGTCGTCAACATCGATCTCAATATCAGGGCATAATCCAGGGAATATAAACGCTTTACCTCTCCAACCAAAATGGGAGACGGCTTTCTGAACAGGAATATCAGGATTACAACATAGGCAATCATCGAAGTATTTAGCGGCATAACGGGCACTATCTGAGGCAACGGCAAGACCTCGATCGGCTAGGTTAATAACGAGCCGCGAGTTTATTGCTACGGAACGAGGAACAACTAAGTCCCGCCAATGGCCCATATGTCTATACGCTATTTTCAGCGATTCGGAATCCGTGTCCTCGTTGTACAGTCTCGCCTTAATATATACAGGGCAACCGCATGCCCTAAGGAGTATCGGTCCCTCGTTAGTCGTTTTAACATAACTAATTCCATCGTTGTTAATTCTAAAGGCCGGAGGAAAGATATAGTCCTTGGGTATACCAGATAACTCTCCACAAGGAATATCGACGACTGTTCCTGAGCTTGATGGAGCATCTAGCGCCTCCATGATAGTTTCCTGTGCCAGATGTTTGATTGACGCATTAAGATCATTAAGGTTAATCCCTGAGCCCTTGAGCTTGTCCTTAACGCGAGCATACAGCGCCGGATCGGACCGTTTAACGATTGACAGCGCGGTTAATATCTCGGGTTGAAAAACCTTCTCAGTCGTTGGTATCCCCAGCATATTAATCCTTGCCCTCGCCTGGTCGACGCGACCGAGCGAGAACGAAGAGGGAGACTTCACCCCACATCCCCCGGCAGGGCACGGAAACCCATGAGAGGTACGAATATATTCGCAAGTCTGTGGCCCATTCATATTCAGCGCCTCGGATATCCTAAAGTCCGTCCCCTTCGGTGTGTAACGTCCCGTGTCTGGTCGTGATAACTCATGGCACTTATCAATCCCGTCTGTGCCCCTCACTACGTTGGTGAGCATTGACAGCCATTCGCCGTAGGTTATGGACGAGGCGTTAATCAAACAGTATTGCAGGAATGCGCAATTTCCGATCATCAGGTCAGAGCTCACATCCGTTGGTCGACGTTCGAACTTCCCGTGATTCGTGATCTCTGCGCGGAAGTCGATGTCTGGGATAAGGTCCTCTAACTCGGAAGGGTCATACCGTACAGACTCGTCAAACTGCGTGATCACAACCGGTTTACTCTGGCCCATCTTATGATTCAATGTCCCAGGCACCCTCAGAACGCGGGAGAGGTCTGGCGTGCTGTCGAGTTTCCAACCTCTCTCTTGCGCAAGGGATCTCACGAACGCCTGTAGTCTGATCATGAGGTTCGACGCGCGGAGATTTTCTTCCTGAGAATCGAATATCCACGCCTCCTTGAGGAGCCAATAGACATGCAGACCGTTGCCTGACCAAACGACGATGGAGGGGCCTAAGAAGTCAGGAAGGATACCTAGTGCCTCCTCAATCGTTTTAGGTAGTTGATCGTGAGCGTGTGCTCCTTGCGTAGCAATGTCGATGTCCATCCAAAGGCATGTGATAAACGACACATTGTTAGCTAGGAGACGCTTGTTATCTCTAATCTCCTGCAGTGCCCCCCCAAGCCCAAAGTACACGTCCTTATCATCCTGAATAGCATGGGCAGCGCTTGCCATAGTCCGTAGCTCATCGACCGCGAAGGGCCATGTCCTGTGATCGGGCAGAGTCCAGAGATAGACGTGCCCTTCGTCGAGATTGCCGTATAGTGCGTTTAGGAACTGTTCAGTCGTTATGTTAGTATCGGACACGAATAATCCCTCTTCTCAGCCTTAGCCACCGTTAATTAATAGATGCCTCATGGTCTTCTGGGTTGGGGCTCATCTTTATTTGTTCCTCAACCTTGCGAATCTCCTCTTCTAAATACGAAATATTAGCCGCAACGTTAGCCCTTTGAATCTCTTCGCATTCCTCAAACCAATCGTTAAAATCGCGATTCTCTTGCAAGTGTTTTTTTAATGTTCTTAGTTGCGCCTCTAGCTTTGTGCTCTCGTCAAATCTGCCACAACAGTTGCATTTAACGCATATCTCACCATAACTATCCATTAGATTTAAACAATCTTTGTTTACCGCAAAATCAAGGTGCATTTTCCATCAACTCTCTTTCTGTCCCTTAATAATCCTCACAACATCCTCAAACGACCTCGCCACCCCTGCCAATGCCCCCGCACCAACCACCACATCTAAAAACCTAGTCTGCGCCTCGGATGGTTTCCCCTTCGCCGACTTAACCTCGATGAACACAGCGCGTCCCCCAGGAAGTACCCCGAACAGATCAGAAAACCCGTTCGGTAAGCCTGTCGAGAATGGACGCGGATCAAAGATTGTTAGTGAGCCGTCAGGGTTTTTGCGAGTGCGCGAGCCTGTCCACGATTGGCCTACGTTGGTACGGAAGAGGAGACCTTGGGGGATTTCTCGGGAGAAGTCGATGCGGATGCGGGATTGGATGTCGTGCTCGTTACTCATGATGGAGTACCACTGAGAAGCCCAGGATTATCCCACTTGTTCCCAATAATTATCAGATCATCGAGATCAATTCTCTTAACATTCTCACCAAGTCCGTTCCTAAACCACCAACTTCCAGTTCCTATTGATGTCCAGAAAACCTCCAGAACCTTGCTTCCGTATTTACAAATATCTCCATCGCATAACTCGTTTCCGTTTTTGTCACGACGACCCGTAAATTGTCCCACCGTTTCACAGTTAACCTTATACCACTCCCCATAGCACCCAACGAAGGAGTCGCCATCCTTGTAATATATCTGTCCAGTAGCCCATTCTCCGATTGACAACATTTCTGAGAATTCCTTTTTCTTGTCGATAACGCTACTAGTATCAATGACCTTTCCCCGTAATTTAATCTCTCTCATCCCTGCACCTCCATTAGCTCGGGGTGTTCGTAGATATTTCCAATGACCTCGAATAGTTCCAAATCGTGTTTCCCTAAATAATTATCAACGACAGGGAAAGACTTTTTGCCATTGTCTAGTTTAAAATAGAATCCGGTTATATCAACCGTGCAGTCAATTACCCTTCTCCTTGCAGTACCGAACTCACAAACCACGTTTATCGAATCACCTTCAGCGTTAATGAGATTAATGATATCTCCCTCGTAAATATCCACACCGTTTTTATCCTTGAGGCCAGTAAATTGCATTATCCCTTCACCGCTTAGTAAATCTTTAATCGGAGCATAATCCTCAAAGGCTAACGAATCACCATCAATCATTTTTTCCTTGTCCCATGCCCTAAATTTAAGAATTCTCACTTATACCACCTCTATATTATTAAGTTTAATAAGCCCTAAATCGTATTTTCAGTGACATGATGGACAAAGTTGAATGTAATCGTTAACGTCTCTAAGATATTTTCCGCTAATATTTGCCCACTCAAATCTTAATGCGTTATGTTCTGGATGTGGTTCACATATACGAGCCTTGCCCCTGTGCTTGTAAACCCACATGTGTTTAGCTACATACGAAGCATTATCACCTTTCCATCTGCGTGAATTGCCAATTAAACTTTTTGAAACATTCTGGGATAACTTGAGTATTGAATCCTCACTAAAACCATTTTCCCGCCTATAATCATAAAGACATTTTCTTGAGCAGAACTTAGGCTCTCTATCGTTTCTTGCCATCCTGATGAACATTTCTCCACATTGTAAACAATTAGTCTCTACGTTCATACGCTCCCTACCACTCATCCTTCTCCCACTCCTTCTCTAATCTCCTCATGGAATCATCCGCATCCCTAGCGGCTACCATTATCGCCGTTGCGATCATGCCAATCACGCCACCGAGTATTAATCCTAGTCCGAATTGCATGCCAGTTTGACCTCCTTATAGATTCTTTTTGCTCACACTCGCCTTTTGCTTAGTGCTCGGCATTTTGGCATCTACTTTAGACTTAGGCTTAACCTCAGCTTTTGGTTGAGGCTTAATATCAGCTTTGGGTTGAGGTTGTAAAACTCCAGATTTAACCTTGGACTTCTTTTTCTCTCCCCAGTCATCCATATCCAAAACTTCATCTTCGAACCAGCCCATTTCATCATTATCATCTTGTTGCTCAGTTGGTTGTGGTACGGTTTGGGCCTGATTGGTCCCACAACCAGTGAGCAGGAGAGCCGCGAGAATGGATAGGGAAATTAATTTTTTCATTTATTTACCCCCTCCTTCTGCCAACGTCACCCCGCACCACTCCATCAACCTCTTGCATATCGGACACGGCTCAGGACCTATATCCCGATCACAAACGAGATACAACGTCGAACCTCGTAACTCCCTCATATCAACCCCGAGCAGTGCCATCATTTCCGCATGTATCGAATGGCATGTGTCGTAGTTTCCTGAGTTATGCGGGATATCCTGACGTGCGCAGGTAGTGCAGGGGATCGCGGAATGGTTGTAGCCCACTGAGATGATGCGACCGTGTTTACCTACGATTACTGCCGCGTATTTAAGTTTTAGGCAGTTTGATTCAGGTAGTAGCTCGCTGGCTGTTTTGAGGTAATAACTCATGGTTTTTCCTCCAACGCCAGAAGCGCAGCCTTGCATATCCCCTCGGCATCGCCCATCTTCTTGATAAAAATACCTACGTCCTGTGATTTATCGAGCAACTTACGATAGCAAATGGTCTTCGTGTTGAGTAGATAGTGCTCAATGGTGATGTACCAACCTTTTTGTTGCATCTTCTCGATAACTTCAAAGGCCGCCGATATGTCTGTTGAGTAGTGCTTATAGAACTCCTTGCGGATAATTCGACCGCTCCTTGCGTACTCCCCGTTAGGCCATTCGGTCTTAAATTCCTCGTGCCACTCATTAGCCAATTGTTCACTGTTAAAATCCGCGTAGCAGGTAACCTCATCCATCGTTGCCCACCACTCAACTCGTGGTGTAGCTTTAACTAATTTACCGATTAGTGCGTCCAACTCTTGACCCGGCACCATTGCCATAATCTCATCTCTCGCCATACCTCTCACTCCTCCTCCATAATCTTGCATTCCAGTAACCTCTCCAAAAACTCCATGCCCTTCTTAGTAACAAAATAACACTGAGGATTACCGCCAATTCCATTCTCGAACGGTCTTTTTACTGCTAGCCCTAATTCAACTAACGCGTCCCAACTCGAACTATTATCCGAAGTCGTGTAGTAATTCCGATACGCAACGTATTTCCTGCGCCTTACCCTTTTACCGTCGAAACCGATGGCGTGTTTCATGTCGTTGATTTGCTTTAGGGTTACGGATTCGTTCGTCATCCTGAGCTCCTTCCTCATCGTCTCCCCCCTCTCCACTTCTCTCTCAACTCCAACTGCACGTTAACCCACCGCAACGAGTACCCTCGCTTAATCGCGATAAACTCCAACTCTTCCCGCGTCTTAGCCCTTGCAACCTCTCGCTTATCCTCCTTGCGCTCCAACGCCTTAATCTGCAGTAACTCACCCTTCGTCTGCACGATCTCAGCCTGAGCCTTCACCGCATACACAAACCCACACTTCGGGCACTTAGGAGAAGGTAGATGCGCGTAATAACACTCTGGACACTGCCTAACTGATATCTCAGACGGTTCGCGCTTCTTGACCTTGCCTTCGAGGCTCCATTCGCGGTCCTCATCCGGTAAACCATGCCGATAAACGTTGCCGACGTGGTCAATTATCACAGCGACCTTTTCAGGATTCTCAGGATCCTCCCTCATGGCCCTCATGGCTTGCTGAATAAACAACGCCACGGACTGAGTCGGTCTGAGTAATCCAACGCACTCCATATTCGGAACATCAAAACCTTCGCTCACAAGGTCAACATTTGTCAGGATCTTAACAGCACCTGTTCGAAACTGCTCGATAGCTAATTTGCGTATCGCCGTAGGTGTTTTACCGTCGATATACGCCGCACTGATCCCCGCAAGATTAAACTCCCTCGCTACATGTTCGGCGTGCTCACAAGTTGCACAGTAGTAAATCGCTCGTTTCCCATCTGCCAACTTACGATAGGTTGCTATGACATCCCCGATGATCTCCGACTTATCCATCTTTAGCGCCACATCCGAGGACTGATAATCTCCGTACTTAACCTTTAGGTCTGCGAAATCCGCAACGACAGGAGGGCTGTAGTAGTCGAAGGGTGACAATCTCTTCATTTCGATCAATTCCTTAACTGTCGGTCCTAACGCTAGTGCTTGGAATATTACGCCCAGTCCATCGCCTGATAGCCTTGCGGGGGTTGCCGTGAAACCGATGATCAACGCCTTGGGGAAGTGGTCTATAACCTTTCTCCACGTGTTTGCTACCCCATGGTGACCCTCATCAAATATGATTAAATCAGGAGGTTTCTCGAACTTATCAAGATTTCTCGCTAACGTGTAAACACTCGCAATATGCATGTCACACGAATTTATGTTCTTTGAATTCAGGACCTCGTAAGGTATATAAAACTCATCCAGCGTCTTCGATGTTTGCTCAATTAATTCCTGACGATGTACCACGATAAGTATCTTTTGACCCTTAGCCCGGGCCTGTGCCACAATCCAAGAGAATAACACCGTCTTGCCCGCACCACACGGAGCCACTGCGCATATCCGGAGGAGTCCGGAGAGAATTGAATACCGGATCTCCTCGATTAGTTCTGTCTGGTAGTCTCGTAGTTGCATTTATATCACCGCTGACTTATTTAGAATAATTTTAAAATGGGATATCATCATCTAGATTTACTTCGTGTCCGAACGAATACCCCGGCGGTTTTCCTTGCCCGTTAGGTGGACCATCTGCTCGCGGCGCTCCCTGATACCCCGGAGGAGGCGGCATCGATCCCTGCTGTGACTGACGCTGTTGCTGTGCAGGAGGTTGTTGTGTCTGTGCCTGCCCTGACCCCGTACCGCCATCCTTCGGACTCAAGAAATGGCAATCTTCCACCATGATCTCTGTGACCCATCGCTTCTGACCTTCCTTATCGTCGTAGGTCCTGACCTGTATTCGTCCCTCTACCGATACTAATTTTCCCTTCGACTGGTATTCGGCTATGAGTTCAGCAAGTTGTTTAAACGATACACAAGGAATAAAGTCAGTCTCCTTCTCGCCTTGAGCGTTCTTAAATTTACGGTCAACTGCGAGTGTAAAGTTCGTTACGGCAACGCCTGATGGTGAGTAACGCAATTCGGGGTCTTTAGTTAGGCGACCAATTAATATGACTCGGTTTAACGACATTTTTCCTACCCCCTAAATCATCACATTTTTGTAATTCCTGAGAATGTAAGCGTACTTCACGATTTTGTCCTCAAATAGTTTAAAGTGCTTATCATTCATAAATGATCCACATTTGCCACCATCAAGAACAAAGGCTAAATCTACATTGTAATAAAGCTTGAATTCTTCTGTTTCAGGATAAATCATTAAACCAATTCCATCTCCACGAATTAAGTTACATGATTTATGGTCACTGGAAGAGTTGTGCAGGGTGTACCCTCTATCGCGGGCTTTATTCAAGACATCCTCGAACACTCAACCATGCTCCTTCCTATACCCCTTTAACTCATCTCTAACGGCTGTTAACCTTACGATATCAGCACTCTCAAACTCCCCGCCAATCCGCTTGGCAATCCATTCAGCAAACAACGCTCTATCCCACTTGTACAACGCGTTAATCTCAGCCCTAAGCCTAGACTCCGGAGTCTCGACGACGATCTCTGGCACTGACGTAACGTCCTGCACGCTCACTGCCTCGGTAATACCCAATGCGCCTATCCACACCCTACTCAGTGCCATATCCTGCGCCTTAATCACTGCCATAACTCCTGCATCAATCCCTGTCCCAAGTGCCGTGTTCTCGATGCCCTCGCCTGACTCAATATCGATAACCTTCAGGCGACATAACACGGTTACTACCTGCCAAACAACTCCCTTGACACCCACTCTCTCGCTCGAATTAGCGATTTCGTATTCCGTTCTAGTGATGAGATTATTCGCAATAAGCGATTCCCTGAGTTTGACGAGATCCTGCTCGTTTGTAATTAGTTTCATTATTTCGGATAGTTTTGTCGCTATGGTCACGCCAGCACCTCCTTACTCGTCATCGTCAACATTAGCCTCGTACTCTTCGCCAGATATGCAGACCACCATTTCAATATCCTCATGAAGCAGGTCGGCAATTTGCTGGCGCAATCTTTCGTGCATCTCAGAATACCCTTGTTCGTCTATCTGGTTCTTAGCCTTCTCTATCGTTAATTGGGTATAGATTGCTAATTTTTCGCCATCTTCCTGAATTCCCATCTTGCAACCTTCTTTGACTTTGAATGGGAATATTAAATCGCAGTACATATTGCTTCATCCTCCTTAACTTCGATGAACCCACACGTTGTATTCGGTCTCTCAGTGCAAACATCGCACCGCATATCACACGCCTCATCCCTACAGATCAACAACTTCTTACCGAAAAATATCTCCCGAGTTGTATTCGCACACATTAGGCACTTACACGGTCCCTTCGCCTTCGATTTGGAGTTCTTGCCCTTCCGATTTGGCATCCCTATGAGTTTAACGTGCGCCGTACCCATCAGCCCCTCACTTCGAGAAATAACCCGTGTAGGCGATCAAAGAACGACTTATCCGCATCCTGTGCGTACATTCTCCTGAGTGTTGTGATGTCGTCTCGGATATCACCCCATACCTCCTCGTAGGGTTCGCGCTGGGGTTCTGGTTCCGGCTCAGGATCGATCGGTTCAGGAAGACGACCCTCTAACTCCTCAATCTCATCCTGCGTAAGTAGCGGCTCCCTATCGTCCGGTTCTGCCTCATTAGGGTCTGACTCATGACCATCCGATGGGCATGTGCATAAATTAGCAACTTTGGACGGATCAATGTCTGCCTGCATTTGGTCATCCGTGGCACCATCTGTCTCCTCTACCATTGGGTCTACCCCTGACTCACTGCTAACCTTCCTGATCCCCCTAATGCCCTGTAGCCCATACGACTTCACCCAGTTACTTATCGTCGCAATCGAACACGTATATTTCTCGGCAATTAATGCCAACGTCATGTCAGTCCGTAAATCCTTCTCCAATACTGCCTTGCTCGGTTTGTTTTCCTTCGTTCTCAACTCTTTTTTCCTCCCCGCCTTCGTACCCTCAAGCCTCTTCTCCCCAGCTCGCATACAGTTATACCGACAAAACCAAGATGTACAGCCTTTGGCGATAATCCTGTACGCCCATAAACGAGTATTGCTGATAGAAAACTGTCGCCCACATTCCTCACAAGTTCGCTCCTGTGGATTAACACCGATCACATTCTGCGCAACATCCGAGGTCCTTAATACGAACTCGTCTCGCTTCACGCCTCAACACCAAGACATTTACAACAAACCATCTTACCTTTTTTGTGCCTGACAACATCCTCCATGCCACCGCATAACACGCATCCGGGTTGGTATTTTCTGAGTATGATCTCCTCTCCATTAACGAATATCTCAAGACCATCTCCCTCGCTGAGGGATAGAGTTCTACGGAGTTCAATTGGTAACACAACGCGTCCGAGTTCATCTAGTTTGCGGACTACTCCTGTGGATTTTCTCAAAATAACTACCTCCTTATCGCTAAACCCCAAACTTCCTTATCTCCCGAGTCTCCTTATTCACAACCTCAAAGAAGTCCGAACAGTTCCTTGCAACGAACCATTCATCAGGATTAAGTCCCTCAGCCTTCAACCGTTCCTTCTGTTTCCGACTTGGTGATACTCCGTGTTTCATCTCGCTCCCTCCTTCCCCTTAATTCTCATAACTCGTTCTAATCCGTTATATCCTGCATACGATGTAAAGATTGGTAACTTGTCCAACGATTGGTTAAAAAAATAAGTGAATCGACGAAGACTACTCTAGCATCCCACACTCACCAACCCTGTGAAACTGATTCGCAAAACCCAAGATAGAATCCCGCATCTTCATATATTCCTCATCGTCGCATTGCATTGAGCAAAGATGGTACGCCAATTGGCAAGCCAAACGCTTATCTATTTTGCAGGAGAAATCGAGGTCAGCACCACTGAGGTCAGCACCACTGAGGTCAGCACCACTGAGGTCAGCACCACTGAGGTCAGCACCACTGAGGTCAGCACCACTGAGGTCAGCACCACTGAGGTCAGCACCACTGAGGTCAGCACTCCTGAGGTCGTAATCTAGAATCGCCTTTTTGCACTCCTTTTGCAGGAGTTCCAAAACCTCTGCCCGGTCAAACTTCTTTTGGTGTCCAGTTACCTCGAAATATTTCGGATCGACACCATATACCCCAGTACTGCCCTCTGTATGCTCTAGTATTTTTACTGTGATTTGTTCGCCATCTATCTTAGCAACAACACCTCTGGTCATTTTTTCGGTGGTAATGCCATATCGTTCGTTTGCTTCAGGCTTTCCTTTTACAAAATCTCCGATTTCCATAGTTAACACGCTCCTCTTTCGTTTTTATCTGATCAGCGAGAACCGCACTTACGCGATTCTCACCTTACTACCCTCATTCCCCATATCCACTACCTCGATCTGTTGGGGAAACCTCGCCTTCATTGCTGGATCATGCGATATTGCTATCACGCGCATATTTGGATACCGATGATTTAACCCCTCAAGCGCATCGCAATAAGCTTCTATCCCCGCCGCGTCCAAGAACGGAGGCTCATCAACATGCATCATCCCCAGTTGTATCCCTGCTCTCCTCGCCTTCAGATCAGCCAGCGCAAACGCATTAGCCAACGCAGCCTTGACCTTCTGCCCACCAGACCTATTGCCATACGAGATATTCCCTCTATAGTCGATAATCCAAACCTCGATTGCATTAACTTCCTTCTTATTCCTCTGCACCCGTTCGGTCTCGATCTTCAGCGACATTTGACCACCTGTCATTTGACCGAGTATATCGTTTGCCATATTCGATAGCTCCGGCACTACGGCTCTGATGATCGCAAACGGGATTCCATCCAGGCCGAAGGCGCGTGTGAGGGTTTGATAATGCGTCAGAGACTTAGCTGTTGGCACCATATCCGCGGTGAGTTGCTGGCGCTCTGTGTCGTCTTTGGTGAGTGCTTCGAGTTGGGCTGTTAATGCTCCAATCCTTGCATGTATATCGTTCTGTTGAACTTGGAGTAGCTTAAGGTCATCGCGGTAGTTTCTAACATTAAGCTCGGCAGTTGGTAATCCAATTGTTTCGTACGTGATTACTAGTTGTTCCTCTTCCAACTCCTTAACCGTCTGCTCTTTGACCGCAATATCGGCCTCGATACCCTTGATAACATCTGCTGTCGATAAAACTATCTGCTTCGCCGCCGGTAGTTCGTCCTTAGCACTTACCCACTGCAGAAGTTTAGGGAGGCGTTGTTGGAGTTCTGGAAGTTCGGAGAGTTCAATATTCAGCGCATTATATGCCTCGGTAACGTCCGCAAGCTTAGCCTGCAGTTCATCCTTGCGCCTCGTGGCATCTTCTGCTTGCGCTAGGAGTCCCGCGAGTAACTCCGCCTTCGAATCGAGTTGTCCTGCAAGAACCACGCTCGGTAACAATGACTTAACTAATTCCCTTAAGTCTCGGTGCTCCTTGTTGTTATGGATGTCGTAACCTATAGCCTTATACTCAGCCTCTAAATCCATAACTATTTTCACGAATGGCTTTCTAGCCTCTGTCATATCTAAGATTTCCTTTTCGATAGCCTTGATCTCTGCCTCAATAATGGGTATCTGCGCTTTTGCTTTCTGCGCATCTGCAAGGAAAGCACACTTCGCATTTTCCGGGTCAACGCAATTTGCATTCGCAAGCATCGCTGATTTTTTGACTAACTCTTCAAGCCTTAATTCAGTATCCTTAAGTACTAAGCGCTTATCATATATCTCATCGCCGGTTCTATCCGTGTCCTTCTCGGCTTCGAGGATTTCCTGATTTTTGTCATTTGCCTTTGCCGCCAGATTATCCATCTCGCCAAGCCTTGCGTTCTCGCGGTCGTACTGCTCCACAATTGCGTCCAACTCCGGCTTGCTCGCTAGAATTTTCTCAAGGTCGGTTATCTGGGGGGCAAGTTTCGTTAGCGTAGCATCTGCCGCCGATATGTCGAACTCGGTTTCTTCTTGGACAATCATTAACTCCTGATATCTTGGCTTTTTCGCCCCTAATACCGTGATCAGATCCCTGACCTTCTCATACTCTTCAGACTTTGTTAAAATAGCAGCTTCCATAGCAAGCATCTTCTGCGCTCGTTCCGCCGCTTGTCGCTTCGTACTGATCTCAAGTTGCTTGGCGAATACGTCATCATTAAGAGCCTTGATTTGTAACTTAATATCTTCAGCCTTCTCCGCCTTCGACTTCAGCGTCCTAACGAGTTCCTCGGCATCCTTGATCTCTATTTCCTTGGCTAATATGTCCTCGACTGTATACTTGAGATCATGCTCTATCTCCTGTAACTCAACGTCCAACCCCGGCTTCGCCTTCAATTTCTCATCCAACTCCGCCATCTTAACCCTCGAAATCGCCAACGACTTATTTAACTCAGAGACCTTAGCCTTTGCTAAATCGGTCAACTGCTCATAAACTCCAAGCCCTAAGATATTTGCCAGCACACTCATCCGGTCTTCTTTACTGGCCTCCATAAATGAGCCGTAAGCATCCTGCATGATCAATGCAGTGCAGGAGAACGTAGCGCAATCCATCCCTATTAATGCCTCTATCTTCTCCTGAGTCTGTCTCGTAGTCGTCCCGGAACGGTCTTCCCACTTATCATTGACGTACTCCTGTAAAGCCAAGGTGATTTTTCCGCTTCCCTTGATGCTCCGATTCCTGATTATTCTCCAATCGGTTACTCCCATGCCGAATATAAAATCAATCATCCCGTCCGTCTGTCCGTTCGTAATCCACTCGCCAGTTACGCCAGTTCGCGTCTCCTCGTAGATACAATCTCTGGGAGCATCCATAAACAACGATGATTTACCGATTCCGTTTTCTCCGTTAACTATGGCAAAGTAGATGGCTTGGAAATCAAGGTATTCCGAGAGATACGAGCGATAGTTTTTGACTCTTAGCGATTTAGGAACGAATATTCCCGATAGCGTACCTGTGGGCATCTTGGCTGAGATTGTGGCGATGAGTGGGCGAGCGAGGTCGATGATAGACGTAATCTCATCATTCTTGAATCCCTCAGCCACGAGCCATGTGTATAAATTCTCTAGTGGTCCAGAGGTTTCGGTAAGTTCCTGCTTCGTCAGTACTTCGACAATGCGCTTAGTTTTAATCTCTGAAACATGGAAGGCTCCGCCGACCTTGAGTAGTGATTCCATTTCCTTGTGATTAAGTAGAACACGTTGTTCTTCAGTGCATTCGTATTCGAGCTTGACTATTTTATCCTTGATAGGATTCATCTCGGCAACTAAGGCAAGCTTTTTCATTGGATCACTGGCAGGCATGAAATCAACTTCAATGGTGAGGAATTTTCGGTAAGGAGTAATAACGAACTCCGATCCCACCGAATAGCTTTTGGCAGTAAAATCGTGATTCTGATAATACATACTCCCTGTTTCGCTGATCTCATGCACCCAAAACCCCTTATCCTGCCCTTCCTCGTTAAACGTAATCCCATTCGGAGGCCCAGAGTAAAACACTGGCTTTCCTGCACACTCAACCTGCTGCGCCCTGTGGATATGTCCCAACGCTACGAGATCGAACGCGCTCCCTGCGAGTGCTTCCTTGGGTAGAACGACTTCGGACTGAGAAAATACGTGCTGTCCATTATCTAACTCGCACCCTACGACCGTGTAGTGAGCCATCAATACCGAGGGGATCGTCGGGTCAAGTTGTGCGCTTAAGCCGTTGACCATGTCTCCGAGTAACTTACTGCACATCATGGACTCTTCTGCAGGTTCCATGCCTGGGTGCAGTGCGCGGAAGTATCCTTTGTCGAAGCCTGGTATAACACCGACTTGCAGGAGACCTGATGCTGTCATGACTTGGAATAATTTAGGCTGAGTTTCTATAAATAAGTTTGGTATCCGCATCGACGCTAGGTTAAAAAACGCCTTCATACTGTCGTGGTTATCTGTCCCAAATGACACAACCGTAGGACAAATCTTAGCTAGTAACCTTAGTCTCTTCTCAACCTCTCCGATTAACGAGAGTATGTTATCTCCCCAAAGCTTCGATTTATCGAAAACGTCACCTGGAACCAACACAGCATCAGGTCGCTCTCTCTGCGCGTACTCGACCATAAAATCTAGGCAGCGCAGGGTGTCGAGTAAGCGAGCGTTCTGTCCATTTACGACAGGTCCAGTCAATTCCCCAACATGCCAATCTCCACTGTGTAAGACGCGCATTACTGCCCCCCCCCTGCATAACACTCATTACAAACAACCCTGCCACGCTTCTCCTTCAGATACGTCACAATCTGCTCCACCGTCCATCCATTCGCCGCTTGAATCTGCTTGCGACAAACCTCACAGCACGCTTCCGTACCCACCGGCGGCAACTCCCACGGAGGAATGTCTCCAACTCCCTGATCCCCCTCCGGTTCATCCTCCACGACTACAACTCTCCCGCTAACATTAGCCTCCGGTAACTGCAATGTTGTCCCTGCCGGTAACGCCGCAGCTCCTCCAAATAATGCGTCCTGTCCGGCCGCGAATCGCTTAATCATCGCCGCCTTTAAGTCTGGGTCCTGAGTATTAAGTACCACCAATGCCACCGCAAACGGCTTAGTCAACTCAGAGGGTGCATACGCGCCTTTAATGTCTAATCCTGCACGTAACGCCCTCAGCAACGCCTTCGTCTCACACTGTGCCGCCATATGCTCAGGCAACCCTTTATAATCAGCCTTCGCGAGTTCCTTCGTTGCGATGTACTCCCTATGTCCTCCGCTCGGCTCGGGAACTAATATCGACACCTGATAAGCCTTATCTAGCTTCGTTGGGCATCCGTTGCACTGCGGAGCAAGTCGCGTTCGCTGTGCTATCTCGATACATCTTTGACAACCTTGCGGTAGGATAGGTTTTGATTCCTTCATAACCACGTTCGCGGCCGTCATCAGTTTGAGGCAAGCTGTTTTAGTGAGACTGAGGCCATTGCCCTGTTTCTGCTCATAGACCTCCTTAGCGATTGGGTCCGTGTCTATTGTCACGATATTAACCATGACCTTGTGGAGAGGGGAAATCTCCGTCAGTGTTGCAGGGAATAGGCGGTTAAATTTCTGAACTGGGTAATCGTTGATCGATGCGACTGTTAGAGCGTTATCCATCCCTACGCCACCCCCTTAACCAGCTCCACGAGAGCTATATTAATCCGCAACTCGGTCTGCAGGTTACTAAGAATAAGTTTTGAATGCTCCAAGAAATCCTCTGCCTCAGCTACATTCTGCCGCTCAACAACCGTACATCCATACATTTGAGCAGCTCTGATCTCAGCATTCTTCCCATCAATAATTTTGTCTGCGATAAGTCTTCCTTCCTGAATGCGAAGTTCATCCTTAGCGGCTACGAGATCACGTGCTGCCATATATACTTGCTCGTTAGCAGCTGGTATTGAGATTTTCAGGGCCTTTAAGTCGGCGATTAGATTTTCATGCATTTGCCACGACCTCCTCATTTGCTAAAATTTCCTCCGCCCAAACGCGGTCCACCAGTGGTTCAACTTTTGAATTATCTATGGTACACTTAGGTTGTGATATTTCCTCGTGGCCTTCCGCATCGGCTCCCATTGCAGTGGGGGCCTTTTCTGTGTCCTCCGGAGGCTCCACGTCCCAAGGCAACGACTTATCATCCATTACCTCATGCATCGTTTCGATGATTCCCTTGATCAATTCCACTGTTTCATCCGAGGGGAAGCAACATTTTATAACCCCGGTTATTGCCCCAACTGTGTAAGAATGAAGATCATTACGCCCGACTGACTTAGCATGATTAATTATTAATCCCTTTACATCCACACCTACACACCTCCCCAATTCACTACATCAAAACGATGGAACGTTGGTCCTGCATGTTCTTGGCCCACTGCCCTACCGTTCATGTAACTCACCGTTATGCCAGCATCGGTAACGTCAGCGAGGGTCCTGTGATCTTCCTGCACGCCGCGCATCGTCTGGCCTGACATAATCAGAGACCAGTGCAGGTGATGACGTTCGAGTTGGCGCTCGATGCGTTGGGCTTCGCGCTCGGCCCTGAGTTTCGCTTGCTCGTTTTGATAGGCCTCTACTCTGCGGTTGATGTGAGGGAATCTAAGTAGTTGCTGGCGAATGTTTACCGCGAACTTGGATTTACGGATGCTGTTTAGCATTGTTTTCCTCCTTTCTACCAACATTCTCCGGTCATTGGGTCTTCGCCGTGCCGAGGCATAGAAAGAGATTCTGTGGTTTGGCATCGTTCAATAATTAAACCTTTAAGTTTATCCGTTGCCACGCAAATTGGAATTTCTACCCATCCGCTCAAATAACTATAATAGTGAGGGTGCAGGAACTCGTTTTTTACTAGCCAATCCTCTGTGCCTTCGTTCTCGCTATAATCCTTTATGGCAAATTCAAACTCTTTCAATTCATAATTATCATCAGGATTAATGTTGCAAATCAAATACACAACTTCTTCATCTGCGTTACCAATAAATAAGACAGGAAGATTTTTATCGACAAACCTAGTTAGGTACAGACCTGCATTTTCATAGCCCTTAAATTCAACCTTTTCGATTAACACTGGGATAGTAGGTAAATTCACGCTTCATTCTCCTCCCTACTTAACCAACCTTGCCAAAAACGTCTTAATCGGTCCATCTGACGGCTTATAATTACCCCATACCTTCGGGTCTTTATTGAAGTCCTTAACCGCCTGTTGCTTCAACCTCTGAGTTTCCTGATAGCGTAGGCGGCGAGCTGTGTCTTTACGCAAAATCTTCCACCCCTTCATATGGTGCATCGTGATCCCCCCTACACAATTCTCATACTGCACCACTCAGGGCTTGTCCTCGTATTAACCGACGGAATACGAGTCGCACACTTCTTCGCCGACTCCGGAGCCTTCGGATGATTACAAAAACTCTTTCGTCCAGAATGCAGGAGCCAGTAACATGTTTTACATTTTGGTGTGGTCAGAGTTTTTAGGTCTCCTTGGGGGATTGGGGTTGATTTAGGTTCTGGCATGGGTTCGAAGGTTGGGCTTAACTTGAGGCCCTTGATCCATGTTGTGAGGGTTGATTTAGTCATGGTTTTCACCTCGCTTTACCAAAAATATTTACAGGTTTATCCTCTTTCGTGTCGAATTGGTAAGTTGTTCAGACTACCGATTTCATGGAGGGAGGAGGTGAAAATTTGGAAATTGATTTCGATAAGCTGTTGAGTGATTTCTTGGAAAAACTTAAAAAGAATAACCCAGACTCTGAAAATGAACCAACTATCGAAAAAGATAGGTATACTGCTGAAATAGCAGCAATGGTTTGCGTTTCGATCTTAAAGGAATATGAATTTCTAAAGCTTAAGTAGGGTAGGATTAGCCCTGTGAACCTCGTTGATCGCCTTAATGATCTCTTTGCCATCAACCTCTGGCCGAACTGAAACTTGTACTTTCAGTTCGGCTATTTCTTTTTCAAGGACCTCAATTCGTTTTTCAAGTTCTACCAAGAAGTCTGCTATCATCGTTTTCACCTCCCTCCAATGCCAACGTTTTCACAATTACGCGCTCTGCTCACTTAACCGCAACCGCTTAACGATCTCCCGTATAACCTTTTCACTTAGCTCGGATATATCCACTGGAGTTGTTCTCGCCCTCAGTTCTGCTAGTTCTTGTTCGAGGTAGGTTATTCTGGATTCGAGGGATTGGGGAGGCGTTGGTTCTGGCTGCTCCGCGATGTCTCTTCCCAGCAAATAATCCGTAGTCGTACCCAAAATATCTGCAATCTCTCCCAATGTGTCGCCCGGAGGCATTGCTGTGTCCCGCTCGTAATGAGAGAAGTTTGCACGGTTCATGCTGAGTTTGTCGGAGATATGAAACTGATTTAATCCTTGTTGGACGCGAAGTTGTTTGATTCTTTGACCTAGGGTCATGGTTGTGTCGAATGGTTTTTTAGCCATTACTTCCTCCAACAGGATATGGATTATCAAGCATTCCAACCTCAAGGATGATGTCCATCAACTCCTTGACCGTTGCGTCCAGGTCGGTTATGTCGTCAAACTCTTTAGGCAGTTCCCTCTTTGCAATTTCGGTAAGTTCGTCGGCTGACATACTCCATTCGATTAGTGAAGAGAACGAGTCGTAAAGCTTGCATCCGTCACCGCTGTAGGTTTTAAAAAGAGGTTCATCGTCATTCCATACCTCTATGGGGCATTGGCAGTATTCGCAGTGGACCTTTCCGCTTAGGGGGCCAGTGTATTTCATTGGTCTTCACCCTCTTCGAACAACTTCGTCTGCCCTGCAAGTTCCAAGAGCCTTGCGTTAAGCTTTTTCTTCGCCTTACCTAACCCGAAATACTTATCATTGATCTGCTCGTTTACGGCTTTCACTGCCTCAATGTCGTTGGTTTTATCCACATTGACGTACTTTGATTGACCAGTAACGTCCTTATAGCTAAAGCAAGTCCGAATCCCCTTGTCATCCCTAAACCGAGCCATCAACCTGTTTGCTTTTCTACGTATTTCGCGTTCCTTCGCAACATGCGGATCAAACACATAATGCGGCCTTATTACATCCATTACCGCTTCGGTTGTCACTTCATCGAGTTCTTCCATAAGTCTTAAAATGGCTTCGATGGCTCGTTTGTCTAGCCTACTCACACTTTCATCTCCCTTAGAAACTTCTGAACCTTTAGAAGCCTTGGAACTGCTTCGCTTATCATGGCAATGTATTCTTGAATCATGTCTGGACGGTCAATGAGTTCTTTCAGTGCGTTAAGGTGTTGGTCGTTGGTTTCCAACATTGCCGCGCTGTAGATTACTTTGTTGAAGTTCTTAGCAACCTTCGCGCAGAAATCAATGTATTCGTTGTAACCTGGTGTCCCAGGTTCCTCCGGCTGTGGTGCCTCTTCCTCGCGCCTCTTGCGTTGCTGGGCTAGGTCGAGAACACGTGGATCGTTGTTTTGCTTCGCCTGTTCGATGGCTGCGTACTTCGGCAGGGTTTCCAGTTCTGGAAATTGAGTGACGGCTTCGACGTGCTTTTGAGCGTATATAAGTGTAGTCCTTGGGATGTTTAACTCTTGAGCTATCTTCTCGACAGTAACTCCCTTTTCAGGTCTGCCACCTTTTTGTCGGACTCCGACAAAAACCTCAGTCGGGATTTCAGGGGGTGGATCATCTTTGTCCGTTTCGTTGTTATCTGGCTTGTCCTTCTCTTGAGCGTGTCTTTCTTGATCCTCACGTTCTAATCGTTCAATCTCTTGCCGCTCTTTCTCTTCCAGTTCCTTTCTCTTCAGATTAGCCAGCTCAAACAGTGTCTTAGACTTCTCAAGCTCGGTTAAATCTTTTCGCTTAATGTTCTCCTCAAGCTCCAAGACTCTAAGCTCATGGGCCGTTAGATCACCAAGTACCTTAACTTCGATTTCCTTCATACCGATCCTTGAGCAAGCTAGTAGCCTTCTGCCGCCAGCTATGAGATTATACTGACTGTCTACCACTATGGGGTGAAGTAAGCCGTGTTCCATGATGCTGTCGGCTAGTTCTTGCATTTCGCCGTATTCCACTCTGATTCGTTTGCCCATTTTTACGGTGTCGATTTTTAGGAGCATGATTCCCTCCTTTGCTTACTTACACAGCTTTTTTACGAACTTGTCATTATGGCTTACCCACTCGCATAACTTGTAAAGATTGCCAACTTGTCCAACGATGATTAAAAAAAGAGTTGCTTATTAGCTCACCTTTTTTATATAACCCGTTTCTTCACAATCTTGCTGGTAGGCTCAAAATATATCGCAATGCAGAAACCATTCTTTCTTCATCTGGATTAAAAATACGAATTACCCTGACTTGGTCCTCGAATCGCTTACTTTTCAAAGTGGGTTCGGTGATTAGTATTACAGGTTCTTTGGTTGGTTGAATTATGGCGGGACTACCCACAACGATCACACCTCTATTTCTTAAAAGATTAAGTTGACTATCTGATCGCTTCCTCTTCACGGGTCAACTTTTCTTCTATGCCTAAAGACAGCGCGATTTTATCCTTGTAGGCTTTACCATCTCTCGTGCCCTTGAGGATTTCAGAGAGATAAGAACAAGATATCCCAAGTTCCTTTGCAAATTTGGTCATCGATTTTCTCTTTTTAAGTAGTATCCCTCTCACCTCTAAGCCAAAATCCGTGTATTCCAGCATACTTATCCTCCTTTCTTTGACATATATTACTAAGAAACGTCAGCTAATATATTGACAAACAGAAAATATTCGAGTATTATTAAACAACAAAGCAAGCCAAATAAAAGTCGTCCCTCAACGATTTTTTTAAGCGAGTCTATAAGACTCTTGGTTTTTTGTTGCTCGTTTGCCAATATTTTAGCTATCAAAGTTATTATAGTGTTAAATTTTCAGTTAGTCAATAGGGTATTGTTAAATTTAACAACGATAACTTCTCGGGTTAAGGAGGATCTATATGTCGATAGTGTTAAATATACAGTTCCTATGTAGGGATCATAATACTACCGTGCCTAAGCTTGAAAAGGACTTGGAATTCGGCAAAGGCGCCATTTATAAATGGGACAAAAATTCACCTTCTATTGATAAACTCCAAAAAGTTGCGGACTATTTTAAAGTATCAACGGAGTATTTACTCTTAGGTTTTGAGCGAACTTTTCTTGTATCTTTTATCAACTCAATTAGGGGCGAAAGATCAATTGAAAAATTCTCCATGGATACCGGCGTGGATGTTAACGAGTTAGATAAAATTTGCTTAGGGCTAATTCTTGAGCGCCCATCATTAGAGACACTTGAAAGAATAGCAAGCAATACCATAGATTTCATACCTCAAAGGGAATTAGACCGCGGCATACTATTAAGGATTGCAGGATATCGTACCATTGCCGATATGGGAGAGGATTTCAAAGACACCTCCTTTGAAGAAAAAAAAATCATCCCCAACAACCTCGCGCCAAAAGAAGAACGCGATATCGCCAGAGACTTAGAGAAAATGCTCTCTAGTCTTGAAAGTAACGAGGCCCTCGCATTTGACGGAGAACCTTTAGATGATGAAACTAAAGAACTTATGCGCATCTCCCTCGAAAATTCAATGCGTCTTGCTAAACAACTCGCCAAGAAAAAGTTCACCCCTGAAAAGTATAAATAACGCTTTTTATGGAGGTCTTGCATTTGGACAGGATTTCAGAGATAGTATCAAGGCTAATTAAGAAATATCGTACCGATGACCCTTATGAAATTGCTGATTGTAAAGGCATTCTCATCATAAGGGAACCACTAGGGAGTACGCTCGGTTACCATAGCACCTATAAACGTATATCCTTCATACACATCAACTATGAACTTAGCAACGTTTGGCAACGCTTTGTTTGTGCCCATGAGCTAGGTCATAATATTTTGCATCCAAAAGCTAATACCCCATTTTTAAGAGCAAACACACTCTTCTCTGTGGGCAGAATTGAACGAGAAGCCAATCAATTTGCAGTCGAATTACTCATGCCTGATTGCATTGTCTGCGCAGGCGAAAACAGAGCTCGTACTATTCAAGAAATAGCTACAGCGTGCGGTGTCCCTCAAAAGTTAGCCAATTTAAAAAGAATTAAAGATACGAACTGTAATTTTTTTTACCCTTTTTGCTGAACATATGTTCGGTTTGTGATTAATAAGAACAGACTTTCTGTTTTTTAGGAGGGGATAGTATGTTTAATTTTAATGATCAAAAACTTGAATCAAAAGCAGTCGGCTATGGCCGGGTGTCTTCCGAGGATCAAGCCGAAAGGGGCACAATACAAAATCAAATCGAATTCGGTACTAAGTATTGTGACTTACACGAATTAACAATTAATGAATGGTATCTTGATGATGGCGTAACAGGTACAATCCCCCTCGAAGATCGTGAAAGTGGACTTAGGCTCATTGAAGATGCAAAAATGGGTAAGTTTAATCTTGTTCTCATTTATCGACTCGATCGATTAGGGAGAACTGCAAGGGTTATCCTAAACGCGATTCATGAGCTAGAGGAGTGCGGAGTTAAGTTGCGTAGTTTGACAGAGCCTTTCGATACCGGCGATCCGAGCGGTAGGTTCCTTGTCACTATCCTAGCTGGGGTGGCTGACCTAGACCGTTCTTCGACCCTTGATCGCTTATGGAACGGAGCAAACCGCGCTGCGCGTGAAGGAAAATGGCTAGGCGGAATTGTTCCGTTTGGGTACCTAAAAGAAGATGCATATCTTATTCCCTCAATCGAACCCATGAGGGGATTTTATATGTCTGAGGTAGAAGTTGTTAGCATGGTTTATCGGCTCACAGTTGAAGAACATATGAGCACGAAGAAGATTGCAGACTATCTTAATTCTTTGGGTGTACCGCCTTCTTACACCAAGGATGGCCGTCAGATAGATAAGGGTAAGCGTAAAGAAAATACCGCCGGAATTTGGAGGCCTGGACGAGTTCGTGGGATGATCGTCAACACGACTTATAAAGGAATCCACGAATACGGTAGAAGGTCCAAGAAACAACGCGAAATTATTTCTCGTAAGTTTCCTTCGATTGTCGACGTCGACGTTTGGGAACGGGCCCAAGAAGTTCTCCACGAAAACCAGATTGGAGCAATGAGGAATGCCAAACGTAAATACCTGCTTCGTAGTCTAGTTAAATGTGGCTCCTGTGGACTAAATTACTGCGGAACATTTTACAATGGACCTGGAGGAGTGCTCAAAGGGTATTATGTTTGCAACGGAAAACTCGCCTACAATGGCCCAGATATGGGTAAGTGTAAATCTAAGAATATTCCACAGGATTGGGTTGAGAATCTTGTTTGGTCCGATATCATTCGTTTCGTGAATGATCCAGAGGAAGTATTGGAAACCTTAAAAAAGGATTCCGTGAAAAGCAAGTCTAATCTTGATCAATTTTCCGATGAGAAAGAAATTATAAGCAAGGCTCTGAAACAAAAAGAGACCGAGAAACATTCCATTCTCGATCTCTTTAGGAAAAACCTTATTAACTCTGTCGACGTAGAGCAACAATTAAAAAAGATCGCCGACGAAGCGATGCAGTTGGCAAATCGTTTTACGGAATTGAGCCAAAATATACAAACAGAAGAAGTTATGGAAGATAAGTTTATTGGGATCACGGAGTTGCTTAATCAGTTGCGCTTGAGAATCCACGATGATATACCTTGGGAAGAAAAGCGAGACATTGTCAAGATGCTCGTTCGAAGGGTTGTCGTAAACACGTCGTCCGTTGGTACAGGCCCATCCGCAACTGTTTCAATCGAGTATACTTTCTCCCAAGTTGTGATCCACACGGACAAGCGTGCAGTTTATAACTTAGGAATGGTTTATATTAAGAAGGAAGCGCTTCCAGCGTGGAGATTGCCGAGATTAAGCACTACTGATACAGACCCTATTATATAGAAGGAAAGCATTGACGATGATTACGGGTTAATAGTTTGATTTGATTAATAATACTATTTCGTCTTTTGTTACATTGAGTTCAGCTAAGCTTAACAACTCTAAAGGTCTCTCAAATCGTTGAAAAATATAGTTTAAAAGTTGGTTATCGTCCCATCCCTTGACCCGCCATAAATTAGTTATATCCGTGGAAAACTTTATCCTAAGCCCTTCATTATTTAAAGCATCTTCATGAATATGCACTAAAATATGTTCTTCAATTTTTGCCATCAATTTTCCTCCTTAAATTCCACTTGTCAAAGAAGGTTAATAATGGATATAATCAAAGCGTAAGAACCCTTCTTCGGAAGTGTGTTTTTAGTAAGGAAGTCCGAGAACTCTTGCTGGGGTTAGATCGGGCTTCCTTGTTTATTTCCTACTTTGTTTCGATTTTTTCTCAGTCGGAGTTTTTAGTGGCTCGGCTATCAATCCATCTTCCCCGACCAATACCCTATATCTCTCGCCGTTGAACTGAAACAATTCTCCCGCATTAAGGCCTGACTCATCCAATCCTAGGATCATACTGATTTTACGCCTATGCCAAGTCTCACCTTCATCATCGCTGACCTTAACCTCGACCAAAATGTTAGCCTCATCTAAAAATTCATTCTCGAACTGATCCTCGCTAGTCTTCGTTTTTGCTCCCAAAATACATCCCCCTCAAGAACGTTTAATCTCTTTTTATTAGAACGCATGGAACATGTGTTCATCAAGGGGTATTTTGTCGAAGGCAATTAATTATTTCAACCCCTCTCTTAAAAGTACTTCCAATTCCACTTCAAGGCATTCCGCTATCCTAGCTAATGTCTTAATTCTAGGTATCCTTCTTCCTCTCTCAATTGCAACTATGTGCCCCCTGCTCATCCCGATAGCCTTGGCTAATTCTAACTGCGTCAATCTTTTCATTTTACGATAGTTCGCTATATTTCTGCCCATTTCCATGCTGTCATACATTTAAGACTTAGGCTCCTTAAGTATATAACTTTTCGTGAGTCGAACTTGTTTACTTTAACAAGAAAAAATGTAACGCCTCTCGCTGTTCTGCGACTTCATACGACAACATGTGTCGATTATATCAGATATGTCTTATATTATTCGCATTCCGAAGGAAACGCCCCTTTAGAAGAGAATAGTTCTCTTCGGTGATGAAGTTGTTAAAAAATAGGATTCAAGAAGTTATGTGGCTAAAGCGCATTACGCAAGATGATCTACATAAACTTACTGGCATTAAGCAATCATATCTTAGTGAAATCATAAGCGGCCAAAGGAACGTCCAGATTACAACCGCTCAGAAAATTGCTAAAGCCTTGGGCAAAAGTATGGATTTCCTTTGGCCGTATTAAAAGTTGAATCCATGAAGGAAAACTAAACACCGATGTGGAATAATTTACCTGTGGTGATAATATGAATAGAGTTCGAGAAGTTAGACTACAAAGAGGCCTTACCCAGCGTGAACTCTCAAAAATAACAAAGGTAAGACAGGCTGAAATTAGTCTGATAGAAAATGATCTCAAACCTAATCTTTCGATTCCTGTAGCACAACGATTAGCCAAAGCCCTTGGAAAAACAATGGACTATTTGTTCCCCTACTAAGGGGGAACTTTTTTTGTTATTTTGATCTGTGTTTACGAATATTATCCGTAATCGCAAATATATATACAACAGGTAATTTGTGACACAGGCAGAACCCTCTTGAGTCACAACAGATTACACATGTAGCACAGGAGGTACACACATGAGCGACATAACAATCCTTAAGGCAAGACTACGTAAGCGAGACAAAGACATTAAGCAAGCCGTACGCGACTTAAAACTTGAGGAAGGAGAAATGGCTGATATGGTCCGGGATGGGGTTCGGCTGAAGTTGGTTGAGATGGGTGCGTTGGGAACCAATGGCATCATCAGCAGGCCACAGACCATCACCCCAGCCGATGCGCGACTCATAGCTCGAGAGTTGATGCAGGACATGAAAGGAGGATGAACCAATGCCCGCAAAGCAAAACGTCATCGAAGAAGTCCGCGACCAACTAAAATACCTATTCCTGCATCGCAAAGGAAATGATGCCCATGCAGCAGTACAAGACGTTATCGACGCGATATGGCCGAAAGATCCCAAGCCAAAGATCCTGAAGAAAATCAAACTCACAGGCGAAGCCTACCGATTCATCCTATCCCTCGGTCCAGGACTCGGATATAAGGAGTTTAAGGCTAAGGAACAACTCTTTGCCGATGCCATGGGTGGCACAGTGCAAGTCGAGAAGAGAGGTAAGGTGATCACTATGCAAGCGTCAACAACGGAGATTAAGCGCGAATACCCATACTCTTTCGATCCATCTCAGCACAAGGGATATCTCCCGATCCACTTCGGTCATTCAGCTATTGGGGAAGTCGTCAAGGATCTTGCGGATATGCCGAATCTTATCATTGCCGGACATCCGGGAGCCGGGAAGAGTAATTTTATCCACGGATTAATCATGGGGTTATTACTGAATAAGAAAACTGAGATTCGTACTGTTGTTTTCGACTTTAAACGTCTAGAATACTCATACCTCAAGGACCATGTACTGCTCGTAACAGATCAGGATAAAGCCCCCATCGTATTCGATGCGATCAATAAAGACCTCGACAAAAGACTAAATATCTTAGAATCTAAGGGATGCGTTAAGATCCAAGATTATATCGAACAGGGGCACGAAATGCCCTTCCTAGTGATCGTAATTGATGAGTTGGCAGAAATGCACGACGAGGAATGCCAAACGTCCTTAAATCGCATCCTACGCCTCGGTAGAGCCGCTGGAATCTGTGTAGTATGCGCTACTCAAAGGCCTTCCAGCACCATGATGAAGGCGTTCGGAGACAGTAAGGCGATGTTCGCGGGCACTATGTGTTTTCACGTCCGAGATGGTATCAACTCTAGGATGCTCCTAGATAACGAAAACGCCGCGCTCATCCCTTCTATCCCGGGCAGGGGAATCTATCAATGGGATAACGAACTTGAGACGCAGGGTATGTACCTACCTATTAAACAGGCTAGGAAATTACTCAGAGATATTGACCGAGTCGAGGTGATGAACCTTGTTGAGCAATCACGCAAAATGCTCCCACCGCGATAAGGAGTTATTCAGGCTATTGGAGACTCAAAGCGCGTTAAATACCGATCAAATTAAACTCCTGTTATTCCACGATACTTGTCTTCGCATCGTTCAGCGCAGATTAAAAAAACTCACAGAGACAGGCAGAATAAAGCGTTCAAGGCTCTCAATCGACGAACCATACTATTACTATGCCAACAAGAAACCAGGTCAATTGGAGCACGTTTTGGGAGTCTCGTGGATTTATACGTGGGTAAACTCCTCGCTCTCTACGGCAATGGTCCTACACAGTTTTGAGCGTGAAGTGGTTTATAAAACCCTTAGGCCTGATGCCCTCATATGTGTCAAGAATACTTGGTCTAGCTCATTCTCGTTTTTCTACGCCGAGTTTGACATAGCGGAATCAGGTCACGATTTCGGCGAAAAGGTCAGGCGTTACAACGAGTTCTACGCATCTGGAGAGTATCTGAAAATGTGGTGGGTTCCACTGACTAAGCGATTCCCTGTGATCCGTGTTGTGACTACAGGGAGAATCGATGCCATCCAGAAGAAGATCGCCAAGGAAAACGTCAACAACCTTGAGTTTCAAGTGTTTAGCCTGCAACGAATAAAGGAGGAATGTCTAAATGGTAACAGCAGCCGGCGCAGCATTCGGGCCTAGTTCCCCAGGATTCGTTATTTTAATCCTCGTCATGCTGGGAGTTGGATCTTGGCTTGCAGAGATGATCACTGGCGCAATTGGTAAGGGCCATATTTCAGCCATGATCAAAACGGCGACAACGATTGCAGCTATCCTGTGTGTTATATCGGTAGCTTGGCAATTACTTACGAAGTTTTTCGACTTCACCGTTGGGAAGATGTGAATTATGGCAAAGTGGATTGCCGATCTCCTACTTATTGCCGTTGTTTCGTTCGTTGGGTATTCTATTCTTATTGGGGTTGAGCGCAAGCAGATCGCCAACTTAGTTATTATGGTTGCTGCTATGTTGGTATTATTAACTACCATGCAGAATTTGACCCCGGTGATCGAGAGATGGTCTGCGCGAGTTGATTCCCTGCAGGACACAGCGAACAGGGTGGCAGGTATTGGCCAAGGCGGATGGACGATGCCGATGAAAGGGACTGTGTCTCAGGAATTTAAGAGAAACGATCATCACGGCATGGATATAGCAGCACCCGAGGGAACACCTGTGGGAGCTGCGAGGAAGGGGGAAGTTGTTAATGTAGGATGGAGTGATGTCTACGGAAACATGATCGTCGTTGATCACGGAGGGGGAATGGAATCCCTTTATGGTCATCTAAGCGGATTGTATGTAAAGATTGGCTACCAGGTGATTGCGGGGACTAAGATTGGGGCATGTGGAAATACTGGTAACTCAACTGGACCGCACCTCCATTTTGAGATAAGGAAAAACGGCACAAGCGTCGATCCCGCGAATTATTTTTAAAATCTCCCCCATCCCCACTCCTTGTCCCTTTGGAATCCTTTAATCCTCTCCCCCTTACCCTCTCTTTCCGAAAATATTTGCTTGATTTATGCGGTTTTTAGCTTGTACAGTGGTCGTTTGAGCGACTAAGGTAACGATCAAGTCAACGACCAAGTTAACGATCATTGCAAAACTTATCGCAAAACCATTAATCCTGTCGAGTTGCAGGAAAATCCCATACTAAGCTGAAATTATTATATTTGAAAGGAAGGGATCGATATTGGATGATTTGATGCTTCAGAGCGACATGACCAACTCCCAACGCATGATGTTCCAGTCTGAGACAGCCAAAGTAAGGAAGAACAGAACCACTGCCCTATTACTCACTCTATTCCTAGGAGGGCTAGGGGCACATCACTATTACATGGGTAGGATTGGACTAGGAATTTTATACACTGTTTTCGTTTGGACTTTTATCCCTTCAATAGTCGCATTTATTGAGCTTTTCTTGATTACGGGACGCGTCGATAGGTATAACGAGCAGCTGTCCCATTCGATAGCCGCAAAAGTAAAAGCGTTAACAAATTAAAGGAAGAAGGTTAACTCAATGAAAAAACTAGCTTACCTATTATCCATTGGACTTATATTCACACTGGTAGGATGCGGATCTACCGAACCGAAAAAGGAGACACCATCGCCAACCTCATCGACGACTACCCCTGCGTCTGCCCCTGCTCCTAAACCTGCGCCAGTAACCAACAAGCAAACCATGACAAAAGCTGAATTTGATCAACTTAAATCCGGCATGACATACGAGGAGGCAACTAAGATTATCGGAGGACCAGGCGAAGTTATGTCTGAATCAGGGTCTCCCGGTGAAGATGCTCACACAGTAATGTATACGTATAAGGGCGAGGGTAGCTTGGGAGCTAACGCGAACGTGATGTTCCAGGGCAACAAGCTTATGAACAAGGCTCAAATGGGGCTGAAATAGATATAGTGCGAGTACTAAAGGTCCCCTGGCGAAAGTCGGGGATTTTTTTATGTAGATAATTATGAAAATCTTGAAAAGCAGTATTGACTTTCATCTTGAAAAGCAGTATAATTATATCAAGATAAAGAAAGGGGTTGCGCACAATGACGAAGATTAAAATGAACAAGAGAGAAATGATGGTTGAGGCCCACAAGATGGCACGTAAGATGGTTGGTGATTATGTGGCTCGATTGGCTCTCGCGCTTCGGACATTGTGGGCAATCGCTAAAAAGGGAGCGAAGACAATGAAGACATACGCTTGGTCAACCGCCAAAGGGGCGGACGTTGAATTAACAGTATCCGCAGACGCTAAAATTGAGAAACTGATCATAAACGGAACGGAGCACAATAGTATGTTTACGACTCACAAAGGTGTTCACTACCTACAATTAACTTTAAATAGCAAACAAGCATTGGTACCAGTACCCGAAAATATGTACTCCGAGATTATGGCTGTTAAGGACGAAATGTTTGCTAAATCAGTAAAAGCGGAGCAGAGATATCAAAGGCACTACGACTCAGTTAAGGAAGCAATGTCATACTAATTATCCAAAGGCCAGCCGGGAGCCGATACTCGGCAAACGAAAGGAAGTTTTGGAATGAAAGAAATTAGGACTCACAAAAACATGACTATTACCAAGGAGGATAAAATTGTCTGCGGAGCTGACTGGCGCGAACGTCTTGAGTCAACAGGTCGTGCCGGGCATGATGTCACAGTATACGAGGTAACCATGCACCACGAGACATTTGATGAGGTTATCCTAGCGGTGGATCCAATCTTTAAGGAAGCAATGGAGGCAGTAGTATGGTAAAAGACTACTGCACGCAAAACGAGGGAGATTGCGCCACTTGCTCCCTCGTTAATTACGGCAGAGATTGCCAAAGCAACTCCCTGCACGGAGGCAAGCGCGAAGGATCAGGACGCAAGACTACGGGACGTAAACAAAGATCCATATGGCTCAACGAGGAGGAGTTTGACAAAGTGAAGGGCTTTGTCAAAAGCCTGAGGGATGAATAAGGGAATTAAGTAATCTCCATGGTCAAACACAAAAAACCCCGAACCATTACGGCCCGGGGCTCTAGTCATGTCCTATTTAATCTGCTGCTCCGCCTTCACCCTGCCATAGATCGCCAACAGGCCACCTATAGCCGTAGCGGCCACCACAACGCACTCTGATATCTGATCCTGCGTATCCGTGTCGATCACGATGCCAAAGCCCCCGGCTATTGCCGCGCATACCGTTATGAGGCCGCCTACTACAGCTTTAGATTCCCACCATTTCTTTTGCATGTTTTTTTCCACCTTCCATTTTTGAACAAAATTAAAAGCAGGTTGTTTTCCTGCTTTTCTCTTCCATGGGATGTCTAATCTTAGGATGTTTCGGACTCCGCACATGTGGTTGACTTGATGCTGCCAAGAGAAGCACACACGCCACGATTATTAGTAAGGCAAGCATAATGCCCATACCTCCTCTCCTTTCACTTTGGCAATCGCTTGCCGATTTTAAACACTTGACACTCCTGCCCTTTTTTAGGAATCTGCTTTACAAAGTTTTTCAATAGTATCCGTAATCTTCTTTTCATCTTTAAACTGATATATTCTGTAAGCCAATACCTTCCTTAAGAAAGGGAACGTCAAGCCCAATGTAGCAGGAGGAATGGTGAACACAATTTTTGCAATGTGATAAAGCCGAAAATACTTATCGCGTCCAAAGATCATGCGCCTGTATCCTTTTCTCAGGCCGTAACTATCACTCGTGTAATCCCAAAAGGCGTACGCCGTTACCACAAAGTATATTGCATAAGCAAACCATAGTATCATTTGCCACCATGTAAGGGATATAAATCCGGTCCAAAACCAAGTCAAACTTTTCATGCTATCAATCCTCTCGCTTAGTATACCGTTAGTAAACTAGTTTACTTGAGTTTACACAGCCTATAATGCGGGTCTAAGGTTTACCTGTCTTCCTGTCCCAAATACTTCCCAACCGCCGCGGCCGTATCAAACTTCGTCTCCCCGGACAACAGCACTTCCCCCGCGTGCCCCGTAGTTGCTCCGCCCACCACGATCAACTTCTTCGCACTCGTGGCATCCTTTGGTGCCGATCGATCCGTGCCCCGCACAAACACCGCACAGTTACCATTCTTTTCGGCCACATCGGCCCCGGCCCAATAGTCTTCTTTGGTATACAATAAAACAGCTACCTCTAACACGTCACTCTCCCCCTTCAAATCCTTAAATAACCGTTCCCACGGAAATCCTGCACCAGGACAGTCTGGTCGGTTAATACTGTCAATCCGGTAGTGCCCGATAATGTGATCGGTGTCTATCGGTATTCCGTATTTTTTGATCAGATCCCTGTGTAGCCAAATCGTTGCTTGGTATTGATCCTCTGTAAGCGCTTCCCCGGGCTGACCTTCATGTTCTATACCAATTGTATACCTGTTAGGATTAGAACCGTCATAGAGGCTCCAATTAGGCCTATTTACTATCCCGGCATGCCATGCTGTATCGCTGTCTCTAACGAGTTGGTCTATCCCCCCAGACCTTGAAACAACATAGTGAGCGCTGGCTTTAGATGCTGGATTCTGCATCCATTCTCTGCATCCCGGATAGGCTCCGGAAGTGATATGATCAACTATGGCAATTACTTTTCTACCTGATCGGCCAGCGCTAAAGTTTAGCGATGGTTCCCAGTCTATGTACATAATTAGTCTCCCTTCTCCTCCGTCTTACTCTTCAACTTATCAAGTGCTTGAAAAAACTGTTTTGGTATAGGTATTCCCATGTGTCCTGCATTTTCAAGGATGGATATCGTCTCGTTTGTGATCAGACTGTAAATGATTGCATTGCGCATAAAATCATTTCCTCCAATAAGGAAATCTATCTTTTCGGCGACTACCACAAGTGAGATCAAGGCTAGCTTCTTGACTATTCCGCGCAAACCTTTTTGGCTACTGAGCTCTTTGCTTATCCAGGCTTTTGCTAGGCCGGTGGAATAATCGATAACAATGAAGATAACTAATGTCTGGACTAAGGTATCAAATCCTCCGATAAGCCATGAGACGAATGCCCCTATAGCGACTAAGCAACCCCAATAATCACTCATGCGTCACCATCCTTTCATGAAGCCCATAAAAAAATAACCTCGCGATGAGGTTGAAATAAACTCGAAATGCGAAAGACGCCGGAGATTAAACTTCAGCGTCTTTTTGTGTTAACTAGAATTATTCGTCCCAATTTAATTTTTGCCCACAATCGCAAATCACCTTACTATACCAGCGCCTTACCTACATTGTAAGTGATCGCTCCGGGTTATACAAGAGGAGTGATACGCGTCCATGACCGACGAGAAACGGAAGCAATCACACCATCAATACTTGGTCCAATAGGCCCCTTTGAGGGTCTTTCTTTTTTGCCCATACGTCTGTCGGATAATGCGTCTACTACGCACTAGTCGCCAGCAACAACATTACGATATTGATAATAAACATGCCCGCTAGGTGCAATCCCGATAGCTCCATCAAATCTCTTAAAACTATCCACTAAAGCAGGTAATGTCAACCCTTTAGCGTACAAATAAGTAAATGATGGCCTATCGTCATTTGTTACAGACGACTCGGACAAATAATGTTCCCATATTATAAATCGCCCATTGCAAGTGCTGACTCTAGCGTCTGTAAACGTTGTCGTTGTACCGTCTGGTAAATACAGGGTAATTATGTCTCCATCGACAGACCACCCCATTTCATACTCAGTAACACCTGTATCATCAACGGCATAACCACCTGTTTTTACGTTTGTAATAACACCATTTTCAGCAAATCCTAGATAATACCCAAATGAAGCATATGAGATATGGATAGCCCGATTGGTAATGTCAGCAATTGCGTTTGTGTGGTTAGGCGTAGCTATTAACGTCACACTCGCATTTGTACGCATCTTAGCTTTGCACATTACACTTGTTGGATTTTCGCCAAGATCAATCCCTGTATACTTTGCGATTAAACCTGTAGTGCCAACATAACTATTTTCTAAAACTAGTTCGTTATTTTTAATATATGCAAGATCAAATATTGAAAAATCTTTAACTGGTATATCGTCCAGTTCTTTAATAGGAAAATTAGCAACATTAAAGACTAGTTGATATTTTTCCCAAACTGTTTTTAATGCCCCAAATTCGACTTGAACTGTTAAAATTGAATTAGTTGTTGAAGTATCGTTAAAGTAAGAAACATACATATACTCCGCATCCGCGACAAAGGTATAAGTCCTTTCTGCGTTGCCTGTATTCGTTATGTTTGTTACAAATTGACTTACAAAACCAGTAATACCGCCACCTGGAGTAACTATATCTGTAGTGGCAAAGGTTAGGTAAACATGAATTGGCGCGTTGTTAGACACCGTATACGTTTTCCCGATTGTTAGTTTTACAGGCTTGGAGGTGTTAACTTGCGTGTTTACATTAAAAACACCTATTGACCCATCTGTGACAATAAGTTTGCCAACAAATATAGGGTCTAAAGTATCAACCATGTTTTTACCTACTTTAGCAAAACTTGATTGTTTAGGTGTTATGGTCTTGTCACCAATAATCAAAGAGTTGCCTATATCACCCCAAACCGAACCATTCCAACAACGGTTAGTCGCTTGATCACTTATATACCAATAATCATCAACCATCATTTCGCTTGCTGGCAAATTTGCAAATAAACATGATCCTTTATAGGTTTTTGTGCTACCCATAGAACCAAATTTTATATCAACGTAAACACTTGTCGCCTTCAATGCTAGTTCTGTCGTAGTTTCTTCCTTATCTGACAGACGATCGGCATCGACTTTCTTGATCTTACTTAATAATATTGGGTCCATCCTACATCACCACCCAATTCGTTCCGTCTGATTGCCATATCTCCTGGGTTGCAACAGACATAAACACAAAACCTATTGGCACGGCGGTAGCGAGCGGTCTAGTCGCTACGGTTGCGCCATAATCTTCCATACCAGAGCTAACCTGCAGTTTACCATCCACGGACTGCAGCGCAACGACCTGCTGATTCCCATCTCCGTCGAGCACCGGATTACCTGCCGCATCCACGAGCAGGGCGTAGAGTTGGGATTTACCAATTGGCTGCCGCGGCTGCGAGGTCATGAGTTTGCTTTCTTTTTCGAGATTCATGTGTGATCATCCCTTTCTTTGCATAAAAAACAAGCCCTTACGGCTCTTACTTAGATTACAGTGACCGACGTATTGCTACCCGTTACGGCCCCGAGGACAAACCTAGGATCTACCGAATCCTCATTAATAACAATAATTTCAATTGGGTAAATGGTATTGTTCTCGACATCAAGCGTTAGTCCCACCAAATCTAATGCATTTTTGCGCGGGATACTTAATACTTGCAAGTATATCTTACCCTCTTGCTTAATGTATAACTGTATGTCGCTGTTGGTATAAGTTAGGCCTAGCTGTATAGTAAACGATATATGCGGCCACGTCCCATTAACAGACAAGCTACCAGTTACCCTTGCGTTAGTATTATTAGTAACATCATTTGCCGTATCTTGAGCACATCCTAAAATTTGTTTTGACGCATTGTCATCATAAGTGTTAAGAGTGGCGACAAAATTAGCATCCCTTGGACCTGTAATCAAAAAGTGATCACTGGCAGTTAATCGTATAACCGCAGAGTTACTTCCAAAATAAAAATTTCCCTGAGCATCAACGGCGCATCCGGTATAAGTACCCGCCTTATGCCACACCACATCCCCGTTTTTGGCGTTAATTATGTTAGCTCCGCCGCTACACGTAACTAACATAGGATAAGTGTTTCTGTCTACCGCAATAAAATATGTTCCCCCACCGCCCCATACGCTCGCGCCAGCAGGAGTAAACTTTTTTAACCCACCACTGCCTACAATTCCGGCATAAAGGTTTCCTAATATATCAACCCTCAGCGTTCCTCCTCCGTCTTCCGGTATCACGAGGAGTGTGCTACCGAGCTTGTCGAATTTAATAATCTGCCCCGTACACTCGGCGTAAATGTTTTGCAGGTTATCCACGACTAAACCGCTGACATAATAGGTTTCACGTTGCCAAACTTCCACGCCATCAGGGTCAGATTTTATCACCATATAAGACGTTGTGTAATTAACCAAGTCAGCGAAACGCCAACCTATGTAAAAGTATCCAAACAGGTTGTCAACGCCTAGAGCACTCGCTTTACCGCCTACTGAACGTAGTACATTCGTATTACCGTCAGGGCTAACTTTAATAATAGACGTTGTGTACCCGGAGTTGTTTCCTCCGTCAGCAATAACTAATCCAACATTATTGTACTTCATCACGTAGATGTTTCCGCTTATGTCAACATAGTTTTGGGTTGGCAGTGCTTGCGCTCCGCCTTCGATAGAAACTGACCACAATAAATTACCATCAAGATTGTACTTTTTAAGCACATCGTATGGAGAATCAGAACCAGTTATACTTTGTTCTAACATATAGAGATTCCCATTAGGATCAACACCAATTAAGATGCAATCTAGGGATGTATCGGGGTTTTCCCGGCATACCGTTTCTGCTGTATCCCACTTTAGATAACTAGGATTAATTATATCCCCTGCTATATATCTGTCGCTTGTAGGTGATATTTCTTTTCCAATTAAAGTGCCAACAATTAACCCGTTATCATAATCAACCCCCACTTTACCGCCTCCTTACCTGATCACTGTCCAGTATCCAGGAGTTGTTAGGCCATACCCAATATCTTTAGCCTTAATCGTTTCGTCCACGTTATAGCCTAATCTAGTTTTATCGGATATCTGTAGGCCAATGAGTAGGCCTTGATTAAAATCGTCCCAGTCGTGAGTGGCAGGAAAAATGCCAGATACAGAAAAGTTAAAATTACCAGTTATCAAGGTATTACTTAATTCTAATTTTAGATAATATGTTTGCCCCGCTGTAACACTCCACGTTATTAAAAATTGAAGGTCACCTCCACCATCGTCATTAAAAGCAAGCGGAGTGTAGACTGAATTATATAGCCGAGCTATATTATCTATGGTGCTTAATCCTTTTATTACGGCAATAGCACTGATAGGAGGGATAAAGCTGTAGTATACCTTTTGTCCAGGAGTGGAAATTACGCAATTCACGGGATCACTACTTAATATTGCTATGGCATCACTAAAACTCGTTCCAGGCATTTAGGTTTTTCACCACCTCTGTCCCGTGTATTCAATACGACATTTAATTGAATACCGCCGTATATTCTCTGCCCGTAGGTGTCGTCATGTGCGTTATCCTACCTTGACTATCTTTCAGCCAAGTCCAAGTCTCGGTAGTACCATCCCTTGTAACTGTAAGCCCTGCATCGGCAGCCAAAAATTCAAGAGTTAGGGTCGTGAAAGGAACTGCAACCCCACCTCCACCAGCAGCAACAACCTTCTTATCAATCTTTATGGCATAATCCTTGAGGCTCCCACCATACGCTGTATCGCTTTTCTGCGTGGTGTATGCAGGGGCCTTAATCGTTGACTTGAGCCCGCCCTTGTACGACGATTTGCTGTAAAAAACAATCGAAGGAAATGTGGTGCCGTCTCGCTTGGCTACCGTTATTGGGTCGCCAATTTCAAGGTCTGGCCTGCCCTTCCAGTCCATTTCGAATGGGGTATAGGCTAGTCCATCCAACTCGGTAAATACGTTGTATAGCTTATCTTGGTCCATGTAGGGGTTGAAGACGTGGATTGGGCCTGCACCATAGCCAGAAGATATCGTCGGCAGAGTATTGTCGGTAGTCAATATGAGTCCGGTGTAGGTTCTTAGTGGGTTCGTCTGAGTTAACTTGTAATAGTCTGATGCTGTAATTGCTGTTGGATCTGCGCCTGTATTAAATTTAACAAAAGCGATCTTATTATCCTTGTTCATGCGTACACAGGCTGCGTGCGCTGCTGCGATGTATCCTAGCATATCTCTCATGCTCGTATCAACAGGGGCCGTAGGTATCATGTACAGCGAGTCAATGTCCACGCTAGAATCCACCGTATAGTCTAGCTCGTCGCATATATCCGCGAATACAGCCGCCATAGTTGCAGGATAGGTCAATGATGACACATATAACTTCTGAGACTCTACTAGCTTATCAAAACACGTAAGATGCCAAATGCCGTCTTGGTAAGACTTAGAGTCGATATAGTAAGAGCCAAGAGGTACCCAGTCTGTATATCCGCTTGAGCCGTTTAATCTCACAAAAGGTTCAACCTTAGCGTCATCTACAATCGTGTTGGTTGTCCTGATCGCTATATCTAGCCTTGACGCAATGGTTGTGCCAAGCAAAAACTCTTCAGACGCGATAAGGCTTTCCTCGATGTCAAATTCAATTACTGCCGTTTTGTCGTATGTTACCCCGCCTACGATGGCTTTAGTTTCAAACTCCCTTCCATGCTGAGTGATGTAGTTCTCAAACAGTGGTGATACGGGATACATGCCCAGCCCTCCTTATTTTTCGGTTAGGGTGACTTTTAGTCCAGCCCATAAGATTGTACTGCCTTTGTTCATGGTGAATGGCGTTGGTCTATTTCCGACGTAAAATGTTCGAGTGGCGTATGTTCCGTCCATTGGATCGGGATAGTAGAACTCGAAGAACACGTCGCTCATCGATTGTAGGAGTGCGGATGTTGTTGACCAATCCAGTGTTCCCCACGTCATTTCGATTTGCCTCTTCGTTGTAATTCTATCCCTGTTTAGTGTCCCATCCATGGATCTAGTTGTTGAATCGGCGTTATCTAAATCTAAGGGAGTGACAGAAAATTCCATTGGGTATGCGGCGATTTCTGTTCCGTTTACTTTAATTAACATTCTGCCACCTCCTTAGATCGATAATAATGTTTTTCCGGTTTGCCGTTGGACGGAGTTTACAGCCTTGATTACTGCGCGGCCTAGTTCAGATTCGCCGAGCTTGAGGATTACTGTGGTGTCTCCGGAGTTGTTTCCTCGGTTGGATGCCATGGCATTGGATACGGCTTGATATATGCCTTCTTGCATCTTAGATAGAGGACTCACGATCTCTGGGTCATTGAAGGCTTGTTTATTATCTCCGATCACTGCGAGAGATGGGGAATAGGCAGCTCCGCCGTTTGCGAGTTTTGGTATTTCTGGTATATCTACCCCAAACTTACCTTTCCCCGGTATATCAAAGCTAATTTTATCCAATCCACGTATCATGAGGTTTACTAGGTCAATAATAGTGTTTATTACTCCTTTTACTATCGCTGCTATCCCATCAAATATGCCGCCAAATATATCCTTAACCCCTTGCCAAGCCTTTGCCCAATCACCCGTGAATACTCCGACAATAAAGTCAATTACGCCTCCGAGTATCCTAAATATCGCCTTGACCGAATCCGCGATAACTGCAATAAATGTACCAAACACATCGGCAGCAAGGCTGAACGCTAAGGAGAAAGCTGGGCCTAAGTCTCTAACAAGGTAGTTAATTACAGGAGATATGAATTCATTCCAGATCTGCAGGGCTCCAGTTACTAGTTTACCTATAAAACTCATTACTTCTTCAAAAACGCCCTTGAGGTGTTTATCCCAAAACCAACTTAATTCAGTCAGCATATTCTTCACGATTGGACCAAGGAATGAGTTCCAAAGTTGAGTAAATAAAGTCTTAATGCTTTCGAATACTCCTACTATTCCACCAACGATATCTGCTCCGTACTTATCCCAGAATCCTTTGATCATATTAAGGGCATCAAGGACTATCTTGGAGATAAGCTTCATTGCAGGATCAACTACACCTTGCCATAGGGTATCGAATATAGCCTTGGCTGTATTAAATATAGATTGGAAAATAGTTGCTGCTCCTGATCCGAAAGATGCTAACAAAGGGAGACCGTTAGTAACAAACCAATCTATTATTGGTTTTAGGGATGCACTAACTGTCTTGTACATCATAGAGAGGGATTCCTTTACGCCGTTAACTACGTTCCTAAAAACTAAAACGGACTGCTGAATTAATGGGCCAAAGACGGTGAGTAATGACTCGGATACTTCGTTGGCTTTTTGCTTTAAGTTACCAAGGACAGCTCTTGTTTTATTTGCCGCGTCAAGCACACCCTGCGGTATCACCCCCCCACCACTGCCATCCTTAGCTGGCGTGGGCATCGTGCTCCCACCGTCCAACGCATCAGCAGCTCCCCCAGCACCAGCGGCAAGATTCTCCTGCAATAAATTTAACTGATCAAACCCTGCGACACTCTTCTTGGCCTTGTCTCCTGCCTTTTTAGCTGCATCCCCGAGTTTACCTTCGGCGGCGGCTGCATCGGCGGCAGATTGTGCGTTCTGAGCTTGCGCGCTGTTGGTGCCAAATAGGGCTGACATAAACTGCGCGAATGTATTCGTAACACGTACTAGGCCTTTGGCGAAGTTGGTCAGTATCGGCATAACAATTGTCACGATAGGCATGAATGCGTTACCGAGGTTAATGCTGGCGAGTTGCAATTGCATACGAAGTAAGCGTAATTGGTTCGAGGGGCTGGTGATAGTGCGCGCTAAATCCCCGTTGGCATTTTTTGTTTGGCCCATGATCGCAAGATACCGAGCCATAACTTTCTGTTGCTCCGTCAGCTCTGCTCCAACGTTGGCTATTCCCTCGGCATAGGCGTACTGCTTGATCGTGCTATCCAGTACCAGGATACCAATCCGCTTTAGTGGTTCTGTCTCCCCTGTTATGCCGGATTGCAGCTTGGTAAACATTTCTTCGACGGGCATATTGTAAAATGATGACATGTCGTAGGCAAGTTTCGTTAAGTCGGTAGAAAGTTTGTATGCTGCATTCCTAGTTAATCCCATGGATGTCGTCATGTTGTAAAATACACCAACATTACGGCGAACTTCGTAGGCGTTTAGCCCGAGTGATGCCTGTAATTGTTCGCTCCACGCACGCGCGGCCGCTCCCATACTGCCCATTGAAACCGCGAATAAGCTTTCTGACTCAACAACGTCCATGGCCGAGCTTATAGCTTTCTTGCCCACGATGCCAAACGTTGCTATGGCTGCCGCGCCGAGCGCGATGAGTCCGAGCCTTCCCATTGTTAATGAAGCTACCATGGATTGCATGCTTGAGTGAGTGCTTGCGGTAGCGGTTCGCATAGCTGTTTGCCATCCGGTTGTAGTGCGTTGGGCTGTTGCCATATTGCGTTGATACGAGGTTATATCGGCCCCGACTCTTACCAAAATATTCCTTATTATGGCAATGATTTTCATCCTCCTTTCCTCAGAAGTAGGCAAAACAAAAAAGCGGCAATAAATACCGCTTTCCCTTATACCCCGGCCATGCGCTTAACTACTGCCAGCATTTCCTCGTCTGTCATTACTCGCTTTGGTTTTTTATCTATTGCTTTGAGAACTTTTTCTAGGTCTGATCCGGATAGCTTATTGAGTCGGTAAAAATAGGCAGAGTAGAATGCCGATGTAATGCCACTCTTGCGGTCGTCTTTAATCTTTCGCTCGTGATCAATAATCATGAGGTTTAACTCGTAGATAGTTAGTAATTCAACCTCGTAGGGCTTGAGTCCAATACGGATAGCAGACTTAAGGGCTTCGTCCCAATCATAATCGCTATCCGCTTTTAGTTTTTTTGTTCGTTGCCATTCTGCTTATCGGAGTTTTCAGGAGGCTTAGGCCCCTCCATCGCAAGGGCAAATGCCTCCATAGCCTTTTGTATTAATACGCCGTAATACGGGTATTCGTCGCACATTTCCTCTACTTTGGCAAATGTTAACTCAGGATCTTCGTGAAGTAAGCCGATGTGAATTACCTTGCTTAGTTCGTCGATGCCAAGCTCCGATGGGTCGAACTTTGATATTTTGTTACCGAGTGCTTTTTCAAGCAGCTTGAGTTCTTTGCGGCGAAATTTCAGCGTCCGAGTTTTGTCCAGATCAATTGTGATTGTGTCGTTATTCATTTTCGTTTTCCTCCACGTTATTTAATTTGTTCTCTATTCTCTTGACTCGTTTTCCAAGCTCGAGTATTTTTCGTAGATCATACTTAATATCATGGAGCGAGTCGGCAATTTTTTCTAAGAGTTTTTCTTCATTACTCTTAGCCATCGTTTTCCTCCAAAAGTCTGTATTTCTTTTCACCGATTTTTACGAATAGGTTCACGTCAGATTCTATTTCTACAACTTTAGGAATTAACGATATTGTAGCCTCGGGTATCGCTCCAATATCAAATTTTACTGAAATACCGGTACAGATAGATCCCACATTCGTATCGTTAATAAAAACTTTTGTTCCGTTAGGCCTTCTTTCTGATTCAATTTTCAACTTCACGTCGGGGGTCTTTATTAAAGTTGTTAACCTGTCCAATGGAATAACCATTTCTATGCCTTCATCTCCACCTATAATCATAACAATTTTAGGGGCTACCACCAACGGCAGCCCCGTCCTCCTTCACCTTACACTATTACAGCCAAAACAGGTTTTCCGCTAACCTTAATCGTCGCCTCGAAGTCCAGCGGATCTTCCAGATTAGCTTCACCAACCGCGTACTTTGTCACAATCCCGCTGAAAGTAAACGTTGCGTCAATTGCTGCAGGGAATGTTATGATGTATGTGTCAATCGTACCAGCCTCAAAGACGGTATCTAGGGCTAATTGTCCCGTATCCGTGATGTCAAAGAATCCGGTAACTGTAACCTCTCCGCCATCCTTCAGGCCTTGGATATACTTCTTATAACCATCGGTTACGTCAAGGGTAGTCACTTCCTTGGTGTCTGCAGTTTTTTCAGGCGAAGAGATGCTCGTTAATTTTCCAATAGTCGTGGTTCCTTGTTTTAGGGTTGTTCCGAGTGCTTTGCTAACTGTCATATTCAGACCTCCTATTCTGTGTAATTTACGTTAAATTCGATAATTCCCTTGTAAAGCTCGACACCATCCTCATACGTCTCAAAGTCGGTAATGACCCCTACCTGCTGGATAAACGGTCCAGTTCCTCCAATGTTGCGCAGATCGTAGGTCTTAATGTTCGCGATTACGAGTTTTTTCAAGGCCTTAAGGCTTGCGTAACTGGTGTGGTATAGATCGAGTTGATATTGCGACTCGACAAGGCCGTCATGACCGGAGAGGGTTTTAACTCGATCTGTGCTGGTTAAGGTGTATATAAGGTATGGCGCTTTAGTCCCTTGTGCTGCCATGATTGGGGATACCTTCCCTGTTAGGCCAAGTATGCTGGATAATTCCACCGTTAGGCCTTGTTCGAAATCCACAATATCACCTCAATCTGTCTAGTTCACTAGCCATAACTTCAAGTATTAAGCCTTTCACAATCCCAGCATTCTCTTCTGCCGCTTTCCTCATGTACCGATAGCCAGGATGGTATTTTCCGTTTTGATCCGTCCATCCATATTCCATAGAGGCCGGATAAAACGACCGCTTTCCAGCCTTACTAATCTTAACAAAATGAGGATGGCTTGCTACAAAAATTTGATATACTTTTTTCCCTTTTTTACTTCTCTCAGCTCTCATTACGATGTTGTTCCGGAGAGATCCAGTAGGGTTTTCGAATTTACTCGCATTGTCTTTGGCGGCTTTCATAACTACGTTGCCGCCCTTGCGAACTGCTTTATTTAACACCTTAGCAGGAGCTTTACCAACTTGTTCAAAGAGTTTTTGGACCTCTCTGACTCCGACGATTGCATTCCTGCCATTAGATGACGCTCCTAGTATTGAGTTTCTGCCGTTAGTTGTCAGAAGCGACCTCATTCCAAGTACAGGCATTTAAATCAACTCCTTACACATCAGACGGAGTTCCCGGTGTCGTTCTTCGGGGTCGATTGGGGCTAAGATATCGTATATCCGAGTGCCATACACAACGCGCATCTTCGACGCTATTCCAGCGCGATACCTTATTGCGATACGCGTTGTTGTTTCGGAATGGACTTGTTGGGCCGCGAATAACTCTCGACCGGATAGGGGTTCGACGGATGCGCGAACAGTTTTAACGTCTGTCCAGTTCTCTACCAGAGCACCATAGCCGTCCTTAGTGGACTCACCTTGTTGCTGAATAGTAACTTTATGCCTTAGTTTCCCAGGATCCATATCAATACCACCTACGCATTCATTATGCGATTTTGCCACAATAACGAGGATACCGTAAACGCTATTTCTTCAGGGGCCTGATTTGTCTCTGAAAGAGGTGTTCTGTGTTCGTACCAGTGGCTAATAAGTAGCTTGATTGCGTGTATAACCTTTGCTGGTATACTCGCGGCCTCGTCGCCATAGCCGCAAGTAAACTCAATTACCACAGCATCGAGGGGAAATGGTGTGAACGACGGCCATGATTTCCCATAAGCTGGGGTAAGTCTCCCGAGTATGCCGCGCGTACTGTACACGTAGTCCGTATTCTCCGCTAACTCCGTTGTGACTCCGTCCGATTCTTTATAACTCACAGCATCAACCGTTTGTAAACTACCTTTCGGCAACTCAATCACACTGCAGGGCCATGAATCAAAGCTTAACCCCCATGTCTGGGTAATATAAGCTCGGTTCTGGAACGTTTCGCAATATTCCCGGGCTGCCGTTAGATATGCCGTCAGGTCGCTATCTTCGGATGTGTCGTCAGCGTCGAGTCGTAGGTATTCTTTGATTTCCGCGAGCGTAAGGGGTTCAATGGATGGAGGGGTTTTTAAGACTAGATTCATACCATCACCCCCAGGCTTATAGCCATTTCATTGTGACGGTAATTGTGCCCAATGCGTAACTCGCCGCATTCCCACTTGCTAGTTTAAGACAGAGCGCATCGCCGGCTACTAATTGCTCCTTGCCATCCGCTACAGCTACTTTAGTAACGGTCGTGTTTGCAACACTAGTAAGATCGAAGGCTGCAGCTAAGATTACATCACCGGCTCCAGGGGCTTCACCTGTATTTAGTTTCTCAATTTGCAACGTCCCTGCCTGACCCGCAACAGTTACATGCCGCTCGCTTGCCGCTATAGTTTCACAGGCAGCAGGAGCGACGAAAAACGTTTTCGCAATGTCAGCTGCCGCGACTTCAGGAATTGTGACCGTGAAGACTGAGTTTTTAAGGAATTGGGATGTTCCGAGTTCGACGTCACCTGCAGGGTTAACACTAAGTACAGTATCCCCGGTTGCTTTATTGAAAAAGTGCATAATTCCTGCGACCCATTTGCACCCTATATTTACTGCTGGCATATTATTTCTCCTTCCACTCTCTTTAGACGATTGTGGTATCAGCTACTTCGTTGCTGTATCGCGGCTCCGTTAGTACAGCGAGGATTCCCCCAAGGACCGGATCGTCAACGACCTCTACGGACTTTAGGCGAATGTAGCTGTATCCAGACACTACCAGGGCATCGGAATCAACCTCGATCTTGTACATCTGATTGGCTCCGGCTGTGGTGGCAAAGCCTGTTGCTTCAACGGTTGTTAATGCTCCAAAGGTATCTCCTGTCGTGCATTTCTGGTATTTAAAAGGCACTGCACTCACATTTGTAGGTACAACATCGTCGCACGCTTCGACTGTGATTGTTGCTGTTCCTACTGCTCCGGCGGCTTTCTGAATCACGAATTGGATATGATTCCAGTTCTTCATATTGATCACATCGGTGTATTTTGTGCCCGTGAATGCATCAGCAACGGGTACCAAGGCATTGACTACATGGTTGTATCGTTTCATTGTGGTTATCCCTCCAATTTTAGATTAAGGAGCCGTGATTGGCTCCTTTCTGTTCGCTAATTATCCTAGCCGCGTGTTGCTAGAGTTACAAAGGGAGATACGGTGTCGGCGCCTCGAAACGGAGTGGTTGCCTTAGTTTTAAGTGGTTGTCCATCTGCGCGATAAGTGAATCGGAAGGCCATCTCGTTGTACTCAAAACGTACGTGCATAGAAGCAGCCGTTTTCAAGGAACCTTTGTCCGCCATGGCATATTGACTCATATCGACCAGCATGATGTCACCGGATGTTCCGAGAGTTTCACACTGCTCAATGGGTATAACTGGTATTCCGAATAGTGTTCCGTAGATATTCCCCGCGATCCCCGTTGGAGGCATATAGACAAGCACTCCGCCAGTGCCGATTGCAATGCTCATGGTGACAATTTGAGGGAGGGTATCGCGATTGACTACCCATACAGAGGTTGATGGATTTCCGTCAAATCTTGCGTACATTTTGATGATGTTTTCCGCCAAAATAGTTTTTGCCACTTGACCAACTTCCTTTGGTACTTCAACTAACGAACCAGACTTACTAATACCAAGAGGCATACCGGCTCCAGTGCCATTTATTATTGATTCGTCCAACTTAAACCCAAATTCTTCCGGGAATCTTTTCATGATTATAGACTCCAACTGGGATGCGTCTTCAAGATTGTCATTTGTGACATAGATTAATGCATTAAGATTTTTTAGTTTTAGATCTATGGTGCTGTGCTTTAGCTTTGAGGCAAGCATTTTTTCAGCTTCCCCCTGCCAATACGCAGTAACTCCTCCATATCTACTCCCACTTACCCGGCTACTATCGTCTGCGGCTAAGATGGACGTAGAATTAGATCCCTGACTAATCTTCAACTTAAACGCCCTACTGACAAGCTTTCCTGTTTCGTAGGCTTTTTCTAGCAAAACAGTCGAGACATCAGTTCCTACTAACACACCGCCATCAGCAGGGGTTGACTCATTCATTCCTGCCGCATTAGAAACCTTAAGCACTTCGGTGTTCAATTTAGCCAATTTCTCTCCATATTCAGACTCATTCTTGGATTTATGGACCGCTTGGAAGTACCCACCTACACTACCGAAGATTTCACGGGTGATATCGGTTACGCTGGATGCGGACTTAGGTTGTGCGTAGAGAGGTTCGTTGACTGGTTCCTTGTTCGCGGCAATTCTTGCTTCCATTGCAGCCTGTGCAAGGATTGTTTTCTCAAGGTTCGTGATTTCGATCTCCAATGCATCGTTTGCGGCCTGTTCCTCTGGCGTCATGGCCCTGTTTTCGGTGATCGCCTTATTGATTAGAGCCTCTTGTTCGGCTAGTTTGGCTTTGAGCATTTCCTTAAAGTTCATTTTGCTTCCTCCTCAGATTTTTTAATTTTGCTTGGTATAAGGTAGCTAGGGCTTGCAGGTCCGGTTGTGGGTCGGGGATGGGTTCTGGTTCAGGAGTAGGCTCAGGTGGCGGCTCACTAGCCTTTATCTTCGTATACTGCTCAATAAACCGCCTAGTTGCCTCATTTGCGCTATTTTGTATTGCCAATCGCCCAATCATAAAAGAGTTCTCAACGGGTTCACCTTCACCGGGGCTAGCGTATAGGATCTCGTCAATAAATCCCTCTGCTAAAGCTGTTTTTGGACTCATCCAAGTCTCATTGTCCATCATTTCTGCAATGCTCTTTCTGGACTTCTTGGTTTTCATTTGATAGGCATTCATAAGGGTTTCTTTGACTTCGTCCAAAACATCAGCCATGTGGCGCATATCCTTAGACTCACCCCTTACGCCTGTCCACGGGTTATGGATCATAAGGATACCAACTGGTGACATCTTCAACTCAGTACATGCCATAGCTATAATGGAGGCAGCGGAAACGGCTTTACCGTCGATCTTTCCTACTACTTTGCCCTTATGTTCTTTTAGAGCGTTATAGATTCCTGCGGCGGCAGTCGTGTCCCCTCCCCAACTATCAATCCAGACGTTAACTGTTTTTCCTGCATGACTAGCAAGCTCATATCTGAATGCGTTTGGTGAAGTTGCTTTTATGTCGAACCACTCATAAATCCAAATATCATCATCACTTACAATCTCGCCTTCGATACGAAGTTCTACTTCATTCTCGCCAGACTCAACAAAGTTCCAAAACGGCAATATTTTCACCCCCTCTCGGTAATCATTTTGTAAACTTCCTCTGCTAATCCTTTGTTTTTGTCAGCTTCCTGTACCTCTTTACCAGCCTCAATCATATTGCTAGGTTGTAGGTAAATGTCTCCATTGGCTATGTGTGGCATATTTTCAAGCTTCCGGATATCATTAACACTAAGCCAACCCCATTGGCGACCTGCCGCATAAGCTTCAGCCCTGCTTTTTGCATCACCTCGCAATAAACCAGCAACGTTAAACTCGATATAATACCCCGCCCTACGCTCTGACGGAGCGAGTAACTGCATATTGATGTTCTCTTCCCAGCGCTTAAACCAAGGCAACATGGTATACATCACAAACTCTAAGCTTTGATGCTCAATATTGTTATTCGTGGACCTAGTCAAGTCTCCGATCAAGTGCAACGGAGTGCGATACATCCGAGCAACATCTTCGACCTGGAACCGCTTGTTCTCGATTAGTTGGGCGTCAGCAGGTTTCATGGCAAACTGCTTAAACTCTCCGCCACCTTCGAGCAACATCGGTGTACCTGTGTTTTTCAGGCCTGCATAGTTATCCTTCAGGTCCTTCTTTAGTCTTTGAAACGATTCTTCCCCAAGCTCACCAGGGAAGCTGAACGCGCCGGAAGAGTTCGCACCGTTTTTGTAAAAGTTAACACCAAACTGCTCATAACTCTTACCCAGCGTAATCGCATTTGCTGCGTACTCTATGGGAGATAGACCAATAATCCCGTCAAAACTTAGTCCAGGGACATGAAATACTTGATCTCGTCTTAGCTTCTTCTGTGTTGCTCCATCTGTCACCGTGTAGACGAGCTGCTTGGTCTCCAAATCTCTGCCGATGTCTACCATTTGCCATTTGTAGGGATACAGGCCCACTAGGTCCCCAAACCTGTTAACAAGCCTCTCTGATACTGCATTACCACCAAGATTTAGGTTCATCATGCAGGATTCCTTAAAACTAAACGGTGCCATTTCAGCATTTGGAGCATTGTGTAGGATGTCGAAGGCGGCTGTGTCTCTTGTTGTTTCCCTATCTCCGTTAGGACTCTTGCGGTATTCCATGGCCGGCATGCTTGCGAACGTCTCCCCGAGGACTCGACAGCATGCAAAAACCGCCGAATATTTCATGGCGGTGTCAGACCCTACGCCTGAGTGACCGCTTTCCGGCATGTCTTCGCCCGCTTGGAATCTGCGGACGTATTCTTCGAAGTAGCCGTTATTGAATAAGAGCTTTGCTCTTTGGATTAGATTCACAAGATTACCACCTCCTTTAAAGCGTGTGTGTTATTACATCAGAGAGCGCATTCCGCGTTTTTCGTAAACATTTTTCGTCTTCTTATTTTGAGAAATAGTTAACTTATGAGCGTCAATCACCGCGGCAACAGGGTCTATCCTTGCTCCTTCGGTGTTCTTGTCAATCTTGATTTCCCTGAAGCTATTACTTACGGTTTTTGCATTCGCAATACTCCATGTTAGTAACCTGTTCCGCTTGTCGTAGATAATGTTTTTAGCCTCTGCCTCTAGCCTAAAGTCATCAGTTGCATCATTTAGACTCTTGGCGCTCTGCACTATTTCAACGCAATCTACACCGAATTCCTCAAGGTCAGAAAGAAAGGCATCCGCGTTATGAGGGTCATACGCAATGCCTTTGAGTTTAAAGTTGTATTTCTTAATTGTTTCTTTCATGTAAGCTATGATGTATTTGTAATCTGTTTTTACCCCCCCAAGGGTTTCTGTTACGGTCAAGAGTTTGGCTTTTATCCACATGTCGTAAGACGCGTTATCTGTTTTCATATGATCCGCAACCCTTTTGGATGGGATGAAGCTGTGGGAATCAACAAAGTATTTCCGCTCCCCGTCAATGTCTAATGGAAAATCAAATCCTAGCGACGTTAAGTCACCTCCGGACGAAAGATCCAATCCTACATAAACTTCTTTTCCTCTCATATCCTCCAAGGTTGTTTCGCTTTCACAAGCTTTCCAGTGCTCATGATTCATGTACTGAGATTCGGCGAACTGTACCCAGATATTCAAACCTTTGGTCATGAAGTCTCGAAGTTCTTCACCCTGCATTTCTTTTGCTTTTACTGCATCCGCTCTTAAACTGGTTAGAGTTTCAGGCGTCCATAGCGGACTAGCCTTTGACCATACTGATTCGTCATAGATACCTTCTTCTTTTTTGATATCCTCTTCATCTAGCTCAGCAATGTAAATAAATTGCGTCTCGTCATCGACTAATCCATGAAGAACATTTTTACAGTAAGTGTAGAGTTCGCGACAAGGTCCGTTAATGTTAAATCCGGCTGTGGTTATAACAGATATTAGGCATTGCTTAAGTTTCTTTGTTCCACCAGTCAAAAGTTTGTACATTTGGTTGCTCTTATGTTTGTGATACTCATCAACACTTCCAAAGTACGGTCTGAATCCATCGATGCTATCCGTGTCACGCCCAAGTGCCTTTATAAGCCCGTTTGTGATGTTGCATAGTATCTCGCTCTTATAGTCCTTGACTGTAAACAGACCGTCCTTGGTCTTCGTTCCACTCAATTCTTCATCGGCGTTAATAAATTTGATACACTCTTTCAGGACAATCTTGGCTTGGAGTTCCTTTGTAGCTGTGGCGTATATCTGCGGGTATTGATAACCGTCAAAATTACCATAATAAAGAGATGGTACGGCATTACCGATTGATTTTCCGTTTTGCCTAGCTACCTGCTCGTAAGATGTCCTAAAGCGACGGTATTCGGTGTCTTTAATAACCCAACCGTGCCAACTTCCAAAAATAAAATCTTGGAACGGATAACAATAAAGCGGTAATGGTTCTTCTCCTTCGGCGAGTGTTAACGATTCGGCAAAGTCGATAAGTGTTTGCGCTCTATCAACATTCCAGACGTATGGGAAGTCTGACGTTCCTTGACGTTCCAAATCTCTCAAATGCCTTTTGCAGCATAGTATTTCCGTCTTACCAACGGCTCGATCTATCGTTTTATTAACAACTGATTCTGCGAATTTAGTCGGACGGTCAAGCATTTTTACCAGCCCCAAAGCGACCAAACTTACTCGGAGCCTTGTCCTCTTTCGGCTTTTGAGGAACATTCTTTACCTTAGCTAGAGGGTTCAAGAATGACCTATCTTCCATTTTTATGAGCATATCCATTTTCTTGTTAATCGCTGTATCGATTCTTAAAATTGCATCAGTTGAAATCATATCTAATAGCCGGTTTTTAATCCTATCGTTGAATGCCTCGCTACCTAAGATATAATCCTCAACATCGTTACTATCTTCACTTATGCGATTAATCCTTTTTTTTCTTTCGAGCAATTCAATGTATTCCGAGTAGGTCACGCAGTACCTAGCCAGCATGCCAATGTCTCCGGATGAAACAAAATCCACATCTTTGTAAATCTGGATAATTTCTTTCCAGCGCTTAAATGCGTTGACATCTTTTTTTACATAGTCCGGACATCTTAAAGGTTTTATTTTTGTCGCTGTTCCAATTTTTATTTCTGAATCTTTACGTTGCTGAATTTCTTCCTTGCTAAGATGTTTTTTTCCATTTGCCGTTAGTATATCTATTGGTTGGCCATTGCGGCCCATGACCAACACCTCCTAAAATTTGATAAAGGGAGTTTATCCGTGCGAATTA